TTACTTGGTCGGGCTGACCACCTCGCCGACACGGCGATAGACCCGCTTGGTGATCTCCTCTTTCGAGTGTCCCAGCAGCCTGCTGGCTTGGCCGAGGTCCTCGATCTCCGATGCAGCTTTCGGGCGGATGTCGCGGAACTGGAACTGACGAACCTTCCCCGCCAGGTCGGTGTTGCCGTCAGCGGTGAGCTTTCTTGCCGCCTTGTCCCTGGCTTCGCTAAAGCGGTTCCTCAGCATCTCCCAGCTCATGCGCAGGCCTGAGTCATTGGTGATGAGGCGAGAGTTTCGCACGCCCTGCAGCTTGCGCCGCTCCAGCAGGGCATCAATGAACCGGCCCAGGCCAGTAAGCTCCCCATTCAGGTGCCGCCTGATGCGCAGCTTCTTCTCGGTTTTGTTCTGGTCCACCCACAAGAAGTCCTCGTCCAGGTCGACGGTGCTGAACTTCAGCGTGTCAGCAGGGCGCTGGCCAGCCAGGTACGCAAGGTCCATGGCGTCTTTCAGCCCTTGGTCACCCTCTGCGTACACCGCGTCCCATATCTCGTCAGCCGCGTAGAAGTCGCGTACCTTCTCCTTGTTCCGGCGAACCGCCAAACACGGGTTGCGCTCGGCGAATCCCCACTCCATCGCCATCGTGAATACGTGAGAGAGCAGGGCGATCTCCCGGTTTGCCCGGGTCTTTGCTGAGCGTGCATCGCGGTATTGAGCAATGACCGGTGGAGTGATTGCCTCAATCGGGGCGTCCGCGAATGCCTTGCGCAAGCGCTCCAGTTCGTACTTGTTGTCTTTCTGAGTGCGCGGCGACTTACCTGGAATGATGTCCCGGTCGTAGCGGTCGAACAATTCACCCATCTTCGCCATCACCTTCGGTGCTGCCTTGTGCTCAAGGCGCGCCCATTCCAGCTTGGCCTCAGCGAGGTCAGTCCCCAGCGGCACCTCCTGCCGCTTCCCGTCTGCATCCCTCCCGTCGTAGTAGTAGCCAACCCAAAGTTTTCCGCTTTTCAGTTTCCGGACCCGCCGCAACATCCGTGGCGGCAGATCCTTGTTCGTTGCCTTCCTGCTGCGCATCCTTTACCCCACGCGCGATAAGTCCAGAGTCCAGGTTTCGGTTGTTGTGTTCGTGGCATTCGGCTTCACGCCTGCCATTTTCATCCGGAAATACATCCGGCCGATTATCGGCCGCCGGGCCCGGGTGAGCGTGTATTGCCAGCCGTTGTTCGCAAGCCAGGCGATCTGCTTGCTTGGGATTTGGTAACCGGTTAGGCGCGCCACTTCCTCCTCGTCGAGGATCTCGCTGGTGTGTTCCATGGGATGGTCTCCACGCCGCCGGTGGCGGCAGGTTGGTGGTCAGGCCAGCTCCGCCAGCGCGAACACGATCCCGCGGCAGTAGGGCTGTCCGTCTTCAACGACTTCGAAGGTCGCGTGCGGGATGTCGGTCTTGTAGGTCCAGCTGTAGCCGTCCTCCTTGCACCACAGCGCCTCGATCGCCTTGGCTGACTTCTGGCGCTGCACGTACTCGGCAATTTCTTCATCGCCATCCAAGCAGTCCCGGTCGGGCAGTACGCCATCTGCGTCAACGAAGGCGGTACCGCCGTCGTAGCAGCCGATCTCCTCGCGGCGGGCGCCGTAGAACTCCATCAGGTCGTCGCTGGCCCCGCAGATAATCACCAGGCCGGCGCTCTGTGCCGCGACGATCAGCGAGCCAGGTATGCGGGTGGGGTACTCGAGACCGGTCAATTGGGCGGCCAATTCTTCTTTCGTCATGGCAATAGCTCTCCACGCCCGCGCATGTCGGCGGGCTTGAGTTGTAGGGGGAGGGGTTAGGCTCGCGCTTCGAACAGTTCGATCTGCGCTGCCTGGGTGTCGCGAATTGTGATGGCTTCGGCGATGCGTTGCTGCGCGGTACCGAAGTGCGCCTCGTCCTGCTCGATGCCGATGAAGCGCCGGCCCATCTGGATGCAGGCGACGCCGGTCGTGCCGCTGCCCATCGTGTTATCGAGCACTACCTGCCCGGGGTTGGTGTAGGTAGCGATCAGGAACCGCATCCAGCTGACTGGCTTTTGAGTCGGATGGAAGTTGGCGGTCTGCTTGTCGCTCGAGAAGAACTGAACCGAGCGCGGGTACCGGTCTGTGGAGTCGTATTCGGTGAGCGCCAGGGCCTTGCCGTAGCACTCCGAGTTGACCGTTTTCCGCTTTGCCGTACGCCGCTCGTGCCCGGTCGTCATTTGCGGGTTGTACACCGGCTGGCGCCGGTAGAAGACCTGGGCGCTCTCATGCGCCCGGAGCGGTTGCTTCTTGGCGTTGAGGAAGCCGGTGGCGTTGCCTTTCTCCCAGATCCACTCGTAGCGGTAGTCACGGGGGTTGCTGGCGACCACCAGTGAGCTGAAAGGCTGAGCCGCACACAGCACGATTGCCGCTTCGGGCTTGGCAATTCTCAAGTACTGCTCCCACAGGGGGGCAAAAGGAATCACCACATCCCAGGCGCACTGCGTTGTGCCATAGGGCAGATCAGCCAGCACCAGGTCGACGCTGGCGTCTGGGATCGACCTCATCACCTCCAGGCACTCGCCGTGGTACAGGCTGACTTCGCTCATCGCGGCCCCCTTGCGATCAGGTAGGCCATGTAGGCGAGGGCGATCATGGCTGAAACTCCTTTTTGCGTACCTTTCCTTCCGCCTCGAGCTTGCGCATTGTCTTGCGCAGCGTGTTCAGGTCATAGGCGCGCATCATGGCCTTGATCCACTTGTTCACGATCGTTATGGAGGCGTAGGACAGAACGAAGAGCACGAGGGCGACTAAGGCTACCCCGGCGCAAGCCATGACCGCGTAACCCAGCCACATAGCAAGATCATTCATGGCTGCTTCTCCTCTGGCGGATGAGCCGGGCACGGCCAGCGCAGTGAGCCGGCGCCGGATGGGCAGGTGCAGGTCTTCGCTTCGATCAGGTAGGTCATGGCTTCACAACCTGGAGTTTGCTTCGGGCAACGTCCGTAACAGCGTCGCGGATTGCATCGTTGATAATGCGAGCGTTGGCAGCGCCCAGCTGCGCATACATGGCCCCGTTTGCCGCCGCCATGAATCCGGCCCAGAGCTGGCCTTTTTCGATTGGTCCGTCGAATCCGTTCGCCTCTGCAACATCGTCGAAGGTTGGCCGGAGCATGATCCACATGTCGCGGCCTAGTGCTGATGCGTCTTTCACAGCTCATACCTCTCATCAATCCAGCGCCCAGGCGCCAGTGCGGGTGTAGGTCCTGAATCTTTTTCGTGCGGGGAGAGCTGGCGCTCGTTGCCGGCCTGGTGGCTGCCGCCCGATATCTCTTGCGCCGACGGGCAGCCTTTACCGCAGTCTTGAGACCAGGAGGCCGACCCTGAGCAGTTGGTGAAGTAGCGCCGGTACCCTCCGTCGATGAATCGATAGACCGAGCAGCCTTCAGTGCTGAAGAGCTTCTCCACTTTGAAGCCGCTGATAACGGACGAGGTTGGTGGCGGTGTAGCCTCACGGCAGCCGGACAGGGTGGCCAGCAGCAGGAGGCAGAGGGCGAGGCGGGTCATGGTGCCACCTTGTGGCGAACCCAAACGCAGATCGGGCCGTCCTCTGTGTCGTGGATCGAGAAGGTGAACCAGCCATCGCCGGCTGGCTGGCTCGGATTCCAGGTGGTGCAGTCTGCGGTGCCGTCCTGATACCAGGCCGCTTGCAGGGTCTCGGATGCGTCGTACTCGAAATCAACCTGCTTGATGTCCAGCCCGCGGTCATCGAACCAGGAGTACGGTATTAATTCATCGTCGGTGGAGGGCCAGGCCGGGTGGGTCCAAAAGCCGTGTTCATCACGCACAACCGGCGCCGGCTGGATCATCTTCATTTCTTCAGGCATGACGATTCCTTGGCCGCCATATCGCGGCAATAAGTTGTACAAATTATTTATTCGGTATAAGAAAAGTTGCCGGTTGTCAGACGCAGTCCGCATATCGGACATTAAAGGTTGTCTGTCGTCGTTGGTTAGATAAAGTTGCTGAGGGAACAACCATTAAAGCGAGTCGAAGGAGGGCGACATGAGGATTCGAGGGAATGTATTTTGGACTTGGGCTGATCCGACCCTTCACCATCGAATGCACGATGAAATACTCGATGACGGGACGGTCATTGACGTCCAGGTTCGCTTGTCTCGTACCGGTAATACGCAGTTGTTTGTTGGCGTGTACGCGGCTTCTGGTATGCCAATCTACGAAGAGGCATACGAGTCAAGGCCCCACGAGTCGATGACTAGGGCCCTTGTTTGGGGAGTCGGCCGAGCCCGTCAGATAGCCGTGAACGGTGCACCGACTGCCAGGGTCAGCGCTGCAGCGCGATAGTGGTCTGGATTGCAGGGCTGTTCGGGGAGAGCGGGTCGATCAGGTATTCAATGATTGGCTTGCTTCCTCCAGCTCTGCGGCCGCGCGCTGGCGCCAATCCGGGCCATGCTTCAAGTAAATGCCGAGCAGCCAGTGAATCACCACGGCCTGCTCATCTTCGGACTTGTGGGCGATCGAATGGCCCATAACCCGCAGCGCCTTGGCGATGAAGTGGCAGGTGAAGTTCGGGCGGCCTAGGATCTCGCGGAGATCATCAGTCAGCTCTGGCGCTACCTGGTGCTGCTCGGCCGGCTTGGCTGCCAGCAATCCATCTATCAAATCCAAGAGCTCTGGAGTGCCTTGACCAAGGCCCTCGGCATTGCGCCCAACCACGCCGTCGAAGTCTCGAGCGATTGGGTACAGGACGCCATCACGAGCGGATTCGATCCATTCGCGGACCCTCGCTAATTGCTCACGCGGGACGATGACCATCTGGTTATTGCTCATGCTCGATTCTCCGATTGATACCTTGCCTGTCGCTTCTTCGAGCAGGCCTTGTGGTTTCCGTGGGCGCGACTACCGCCGCACTCGTCGCACGTATTTGAGAGCTGGAACTGGGGCATGCCGACTCGGGGCCGGGAGTAGGAGCGGGGGATTGGCTTCATGCGGCCTCCGATTGGCTCTGTGTGATCCTCCAGGGGTCGTTTGCGCGGGCCAGCGCAGCCATCGGCGGCGGGCTGACGCTGTTGCCGCACATGTGCACCTGTTGGGTCTTGGTGAACGGCTTGCCGTCTGCACCCTTGTCGATGATGTAGCTGGCCGGGAAGCCTTGGGCGCGGTAAAGCTCGTGCGGTTGCAGCATCCGCAGGCATATGTCGACGATCACGTACGGGGTGCCTTTCACGAATACGGTCACCAGGGCGAGTCGATCCTTGGTGGTGATCGTGGGCGCTGGGGCATCGCAAGCGCTGACGTTCTCTGTGCCGTAGTAGCTGACCAGGAATGCCGCAACCCGAAGGGCGCCTTCCTCGTGCTCGGGCGACAGCTTGTACTCGATCAGCGCGTGATGCTCGGCGCCGGCGGTCATCGTCGGCACCGGCTCATCGACACCTCTGCCCACGCAGTTTTTACGCAGCGTGGCCAGATTTGCAGTCACCAAGCGCTGCTGACTGCCGGTGTTGGTGACCGTGGTGAGCGGCTCATCTGCGCCCTTGGCTGGTGTCGTGTTGAAACCGCCGTTCGCCTGCTCAATGAAGGCCGTGCAAACGCCCATGGCATGCGCCGCTCCGGCTGGGCGCTTGTAGTTTCCTCCACTGGTGATGGTCGGTACGGGATCGGTTATGGCGGAGCCCTCGCTGTTGAATCGGAACTTCACCAGGTGCGCTGATGCGAGTGCGCGATGACTACGGGTCATCAGGGTGCCCATGGGTTGGTCGGCTGTTACTGGGTGGCCCGCATAAATCGGCCCGCCAGCACCAACCATAATCGGGCTCGCTATCATCAGCTCCCCGCGGTTGGCGCAGGTAATGGTCGGCACCGGCTCTGCCGGGTCGTTGACGCGATCGCTGCCCTGATGGGTCGCGGGGGCGATGATTGGGCTGGCCATGGCAAATGATCCACCGCGAGGCCAGGACGTTACGGTGCGCAGCGGCTCCTGCGCTGACTGGGCCAGCTCGCCAGACCAGTTTGCAATCGGGACGATGAATGGTTGCGGGTTGTCCAACACGAACTTCTTCATGCCTTTGGCTACCCTTCGCAGCGTGGCGCCGGCCAAATCCTTCTTGCGGCCGAAGATGCTCTTGCTCGGCACGGTCCAATCGATGCAGTCGGCGGCGGTGCGCCATTTCTGCTGTCCCTTCGCAGGGTGCTTGGCGTGTGTTGGCTCCGGCCACACAATCGGCTGACCGTCGCAGCGGGCGATCATGAAAAGTCGCTCGCGGCTGGTCGGCGCGCCGAAGTCGCAGGCTTTGATCACGCGCCATTCGACCTGATAGCCCATGCCTTCCAGCAGCTGTACGAACCGCCGCCAGGTGGTGCCGCGACGTTTCGGGTCGGGCACGAGGAACTGTTGGTGCACCGGAACGCGCTCTCCAATCGCAGCCACTGTGCCGTCCAGCTTCATCACTCGGCCTGTGGCCTTGTCGCGTTTGGCAATCAGTGGGCCCCATTGCAGGATCTGCTTCACGTTCTCCAGGCTCATGACCCGGGGCTTTTTCTTGCCGCCCCACTTGAGGCCGATCCATGACAGATTGCGGATCTCGCGCTTGCGCGGCTGGCCGCCTGCGGCTTGGCTGTGGTGGGTGCAATCCGGGCTCATGTGGAACCAGCCCACTGGCCGGCCCTGGCACTCTTCGTCGGGATCACCATCGAAAACGTCCGTGGTGAAGTGCCGCGCGGCAGGATGGTTGGCGGTGTGCATGCTGATCGCCGCCGGGCTGTGGTTCTTGGCGACCGTTACCGCGCGGCTCAATCCCATCTCGAGGCCGGTACCGGCGCCGCCACCGCCACAGAAGAAGTCCACGACGATCTCATCGTCCTGCGGGTCGAAGCCAAGGCCATATTGGGTTTTGAAGTCGAGCGTGTTCTTTTTCTGGAATGCAGACATGGGCGTTCCTCGCCGGGGAGGCGTTATCGTTGAATAGGGGAAGGCGCTGGCGGGCAGCGCGGGTCAGGCGGCGATCGGGAACTGCTTGGCCAGGGCCTGCTGAACTGTGGCGATGATGCGGCAGAGGTAGTCCCAGTCGGGGTTGCGCTCCATGGCGTCGGCCGGCAGGTTCCACCAGTCGTCACCGAAGACGCGGTGCATGAACTCGCGGTGGGCGCCGCCGCACTCATCGAGCGAGCTGGTGTAGCGAACATCCTCTGCTTCGTCGAGCAGGCTCCGGGCGTCTTCTGCGTCCAGATCCCTGTCACGCCGCATTTGCACGATCACCTTCCGCGCTTTATCGGCAAGCGCTTCAGCACTGAACCGGCGAGAGCTCAGCGCCCGGTCGAAGTAGCCGATGATGTAGGCGTCGTGCAGCTTGCAGAAAAACTGGCCAATGGTCAGGCCGTCCCACATGCCTCCCCAGTAGGCGTGCCAGGTCTTGTCGTAGCAGCTGACGGTGATCTTGCCTTTGCAGGGTGACAGGTCTTCAAGGTACACGCTGATAGGGTCCAGGCCTTCGGCCCCGGTGATCAGCAGCTTGGTGACGGTCGATATCTCGACGTTCATGGCTTTCTCCATGCATGTGCCGCCCTCCGTGGCCGGGCGGCATGGTGGCAATTTGGTTTGGGATGGGGTATTACGGGGTCCCGGTAAAGGGCCGGAACATAGGAGCAGTGATCAATGCCAAGTTTTACAATGAAAGATGGCGTAGTGACTTTGGCGGAAACCATCACAGGTATTTCCATCAAAAGCATTGACCAAGTGACTGAGCACCAAATCGAGCAACGTGATGGTCGGGTCTTTCACCGCATTTCGTTCAGCAACGGAGGGTTAGCTGATGTCTCGTGGGGGGAAGGAGGTTTCTCGTGCCATCTCGAAAAAGTCAGTCAAACGTACTCTCAGGATCCGGATGTGGAAAACGGCGTCACAATCACTCTGTTTGAGGGCAAGGACTGATTATCATTGGTCATCTGGCTGGATTCGCATCTTCTCCTTCAGGTAGGCCAGTTCCAACTTACGCGCCACAGATGGTGACACCGTGATTTCGTGGCGCGGCGGTTCCAGCAGCGGCAGCGCTCCGCCCGGGCCAAGCCCATGCAGGTGATGAATCATCAACGTCATCGCCTCGCCCTGTTCCTCGATCCCGGCCCACTCCATCAATTCCAGCAGGGCCTGTCTAGTCCCTGGTCGAACCTTCAAGCGCAGGTCTTCTTCCTGCAGCTTGGCTGCCTTGGCCCGGCGTTTCTCGTCCCGCACTTGTTGTGTCATAGCCATACGGCAACTCCTTCAAACCTCTCCACGTCCTGCTCAGGATGCTGTCGTCTGACGCTCCGATCTTTTGAACCCTGTATACGGCACGTTGCCAACCCTTTATCAAACGAGGAGGAAGCAGTCATGTCAGATCCTGTCAGCTATTTCTGGATTGCCGTTGCGGTGATCGTCATTTTGGTAGACCTGTGGGCCATCGTGAGTGTTTTCCGAAGCGACAAGTCCGGTGGCGTCAAGGTAGCCTGGTTCTTGGGTATCGTGGTTTTCCCCGTAGTCGGGCTGGTTGTATGGGGGATCGCCGGACCACGTGGCATCAAGCCTGGTGCAGGGCCTACATCCCCAGAGCACAGCAAAGGTTGAAGCTTCTTTGGGTTCTGAAATAAGTCCGCTGGACGGCAGGTGCAACTGTTCTTGCCGGCGGCGCTGGCGAACCTTCAGATTGGTCCGTCGCATCGCTTGCCCTCAACCTTGGGGTAGTCGACGCCGAACAGATGGATGACGCGGCAGAACTTGCGGTCGGAGATTCCGAGCTTGGCCTTGGCCTGGGTCCGGTTTAGCCCGGCGTCGCGCAGCTCGGTGATCTGCTGGGCCAGTGCCTTGTCGGCTTCGAGGCTGGCGTACTGTCGTTCACCTGTTGAGCGCGCAGTGCGCGGCTCGGGCTGGAATGAGAAACCACCTTCGACGGCTGCCAGGTACAGAGTGGTCCGGCATAGCCCGGTTCGCTCACGCGCCTCTGCGCAGGTCATGGTCTTGGCCAGCGAACGCAGGTAGACAAGCTGCTCGTGGCGCCGCTTCTTCTTTGCGCTCTGTGGCTTTGGCTTGGGGGTCTGCACCTTTTCGACATCGCGGTGCGGGCGAGGCGGCACATACTGGAAGCCCTCAAGCACAACAATGCTTCCCCCAGATGAGAGAAAGGCAGCTTTCGCTGCCTCCAAGTCGATTGATGGGTTCATACTGCCCCCCCCTAAGCTGCGATGCCGAGCACCCGATTCATGCGCTCGTCGAGGATTTCGTAGAAGGTTTTCACGCGCTCAGAGAGCTTGCGGATCATCGCCTCGTCCCGGTAGGCACGCTTAACGAACAGAGGCATGCCCGGCCAGTAGCAGATGAAGTCGATCCACTCGCGCTCGGACACCCAAAGCCCGCCCTGGCACTGTGCAACGTGCTCTTTCGGGATCTCGCCGCCCAAGATGACGTCGACCTGCAGTTTCGGCAGCTTGGTCTTGATCTCGGTCAGGCCGTCTTCGCCTACCAGAGCGTCTGGCGAGTAGCCGATGCCGTGGTTGAGGATTATCCCGACCTGATGTGTTTCGACCTCTTCGCTGTCGCAGTACAGGCCCCGGGCAACACCTTCCAGCTCATGGCCGCGCTCGGTATGCCGATTTCCGCTGAACGGATCGGCGGCTTCGCCGGTGATGCGCTCGCCGATTAGCGTATTCATGTAGGTGAAGGCGCCGGCGCCGAAGCCTGACTGGCCCTTGCCATTCACCAGAAGGCAGTCCAGTTCACTGCAGGTGATGATGCCCAGGCGCAGATCCAGCCACGCCTGGGTGCATTGCTCAACGTCACTGACTATCCGCATTTGCAGCCTCCGCAGCCCTGATGGCCTTGTTCAGTTGAGCGACGAGCAGGTCGTGACGGCCCTTCGGCACGCATTCGGCAGAGCCGTATTCGCCTGTGAACCAGTCGCGCGTTTTCTCGGTGCAGCGCTCGAGCAGGGCATTGATGCCGGACGCCTGAACGGTGGTGACGTTTGCCGTCGGCACCGCGGCATGACCGTCATCGTCCTCGCCTCGGGTGGTAAGGTTGAGCAGCGCGCTCATGACATAGCGTTTGCCGTAGCTGGTGGATGAGCCGACCGCCTGGACCGCGTTCTTGCTGCCGCTGGTGTCGAGCGGCAGGAGCATGGTCGTGCTTTCGCGGTGACCAGCACGGTGCATCAGGATGCCTGTGACGCTTAGGCCGGCGGGCAAGTTCTCGACCTTGAAGGTGATCGCGAAGCCGTGCGTCTGCATGATCGGCTTGATCACATCGTTGATGTCTTCGAAGGTCGCGTAGTCGCTGCGCTTCTGGCCGTTCACGACGATGGCGCCGCGCTCGGCGATGCTTGGGATGTCGCTCTGCATGGCTGCCATGGCGGCGTTGAACTCAGCCTCGGCGTCACGGGCTTGCATGCGCTCGTGCATCGCCATCAGGCGCTCAAGCTTGTCGATATCACAGGTCGGATCGGTTGCGGCCCGACTGATCACAGCCAGGATACTACTGTCGACGGGTGCTGCCGCCACTACTGGCTGGCGGCGCTGCTCAGGAATAATGATGGTGCTGCTCATGGCTGCTACCTCAGTAGGAAATGGCGATGTTCGGGATCTTGCGCTGGGCAATCAAGGTGACCGCTTGCTTGGCGCAGGACTCGGGCATGCCGCCGGCGATGAATGCTTCCAGTGCAGCGCGGTTGATCTTGGCTTTGTGGGCCTTGTCGGCTTCACGGGCTTCCTGCTGGCGGACGATTTCGGCTGCTGCTGCGTCGGCCCGGCGGCGCTCTTCCTGGCGCGCTTGCTCGGCAGCTTCTTCCTGCCGGCGGACGGCGGCCTGGCGCTCCTGCTCCATCCGCTGCTCGGCGGCAACGCGGTCGGCCTCGGCCTGGATGCGGGCGCGCTCGGCTTGTTCGGCCTGCAACTTGAGCTGGAGGCGCTGATTCTCGGCCTCGCGTTCTTGTGTGGCAGCCTGTTCGATCAGCTCCTGCTCTCGGCGGGCTGCGGCTTCGCGTTCAGCTTGCTGCTCCTGCGCCACGCGTTGGCGTTCAGCCTCGACAGCCGCTTCCTGTGCCAGTCGGATGCGGTCTTGCTCGGCGCGATCTTCTGCTTCACGGCGCAGGCGGGCCAGCTCGGCTTGCTCGGCGTCGTATTTCTGTCGCGCAGCCAGAGCTTCGCGCAGCGCGGCCAGCACCTGGTCTTTTACCTGGCCGGCCTCAGCGGCGAACTCTTCCCAGTCAGGACCCAGAGTCACTCCTTCGACACGGCCGATCCGAGCCAGTAAGTCCTCGGCGTCCAACAGGCCCAGCTCAGTGCCTTCAGCCTTGATAGCGGCCACGCCTTGCTCATGCCGAGCGATCCGCGCCGCCTCGGCCTGCTCCCACTCCGTCAGCGGCCGGCGCGTCTCGTCGCGCAGCTTGTCCATTTCCGTGACGAACTCGCGCAATTCCGCCTCGACGACCTTCGGCATTTCCTTCAGGCGGCGAAGGTAGTCGCGACCGGGCTTCTCGACGGCGGTCTTTGACTTGCTGACCTTGGCGGCCAGGCTGGCGATACGTTCGCGACCCTTGCGAGTGGTCAGGTCGGGCACTTCGCCTTCGACCTCACCCTTCACCAGGCTGATGAATTGCTGCAGGCCGCCGGCCACGTAGATGGCCGGGGCGTTCGCCTCGCTGATCTCTTCGATCTTGATCAGTTTCTGTTGTGCGGACATTGGTACACCTCGCGCCAGGCCGGCGCCGTCAGTTGAAATAGGGAATGCCAGGTCACCCAGGCACGGAGGTACGCTCAAGGCCCTGGCTGCGGTGGATGGTTGCGCGCTCTCGCCGCTTACGCTCCCGAAGGGGTACGGTTATCCCGAGGGTCCGCCGTGCGCCGGATGTGTGATCAGGAAGTGATTGAGCCAGCCAGTGCGCTGGCGAGCATGAATACGGTGCAGGTGAAGAGGGCAGAGAAGGAGCCTCGCCATATCACAAGGCGGCGGGCGCGCTGGTAGCGGGTCACAACTTCGCCCTCGCTTCGAGCCACTGGCGCTTGGTGCATACGGCCCACAGGTTCGGCGACAGTGACTTGTGGTGCTCGCGCCAATCCACGTTGTTCCTCCACCATTTGCTCTTACTGCCTATGAAGCGAGCGCAACTGACGTAAGGCTCTCGCCATTCAAGGATGTGCTCAGCGCACCATCGGATGAACTGCCGCGCTCTATCGCTAGGAGCTGGATCGTGGGTGTGGCTCATGCCCGAACCTCATACCCGACGGTCCACTCACCGCAGAGGCAGGCGCGGCAGCTCCAGGCCTCGGGATTCTCGATGAACGCCTCAGCAGCCGCGCGCTTGGCTTCGAACATGGTCGGCCCGGTGAACAGCATCAGCACACGACCTTCGGGCAATGCCTGGGCCTCGGGCAATTCGGCGATCTGCTCGTCAATTAGCGTGGTGATCAGTGGTGTGGTCATGCTGGCTCCCTCAATTGCTCAACACGTTGGGTGGTGGTGACGACGACCTTTGTCCGAATGCGGGTCAGGGTCTGGAGATCGAAGAGGCCGATCTTCTCGAAGCCCTCAAGCATGCCGAAGACAAAGGTCTGATCAGGTACGGGGGGGGGCGACTTGGCGAGCTGTTCAAGCTGGGACATCACCTCGCCGATCGCCAGGGCGTGCATCTGGGCGGCGGCCTTCAAAATCCGCACTCCTGCTCATCGCGCTCGCGTTCGCGCTCAGCGGCCACTGCCTTGGCGGCGTGCGGCCGCAGCAGGTCGGCTGCGATCTCAGTGAGAGCGTTCGGTCCGCCGAGGAGGTAAGTGCACAGGCCCAGAATTAAGCCAGCGCTGCCGGTACCGGTGCCCGCCATTACCAGCTGGCCGAATGCGTCTTTGGTATCCAGGCCCTCAATCTGGCGATTGTTCAGGTGATCTTGAACAGCCCTCGCCATATCGGCCTGAGTGACCTCGCCGCGCTCGCCGCGATAACCCCAGATGATGCGGTAGCCAAGAACCAGCCGAGCCGCGTTCGTTTCGATCCACTCCGCCTGATCGGCGTCATCGTCGCTCACCGCCGGCGGGAGGCGGTTGTCGTACTCAAACTGTGCTGCTCGAAGTGCGCCCATGGTCGCCTCCAGGTGGTGGGTTACTCGGTGGGATCAGCTGGCAGAGGGTGCCAGTGAGTGGTGATAGGCCGGGCGACTTCGCCAGGGCCGTCAGCGCAGTTTTCGATGTGCTGGCAGGATTCCTCGGCCTCGTACCAGGTGCCGCCTTCGGTATCGCTCGAATCGGCCTGCCAGCAGTCCAGCTCGGCAGCGAAGCAGTTCCAGTTCGGCCACTTTCGCCACACGACCACCACTTGGCCGTCGGCGGGCCTGCCGTCCGAGCACTTGATCCAGCCGCTCATGGCTTCACCCGGGCGGCGAGCATGGCGTCGGCCTCGATGTAGCGCATGATGGCCCGGTATTCCGCCCAAAAAGCTGCATTGTCCAAAGGCAAAGCAGCAAAATCCGGCATCTTCCGGCCGACTATTTTCTCGGCATATTGGATGCCGATCTCATCGGAAACTTCGGCGGTGTGAGCCGCGAAGTAGTCGCGCAGGGTCATACCGAATGCGGTTCCGTGACCGCCGTATTCGCTCGCCGGCGTAGGGAAAGCAAAAGTGTCCTTATTGCTCATCGTGTGAACCTCAGTAGAACCGCATTGGCCAGGAGCCAGGCGCGGGTGACCAAACCCACCGTGAAAGGTGGCCTGGCGCCTGCCGATGCGGTCGTATGTGAATGGAAGGGGATGCGGGGTGTATCGGGAAGCGCATGGCCGGTAACGACATTTGATCCGGACGGTTCCATGCGCTTTCCGATGAACCCCGCCAAGGGAGCATCGGGCCTGCTTTTGGCTCACTGCAGGCTGGTGATTGAGAGCCCCTGCTACCAACAGCGGATGCCTCACTCGAAGCTTGCAACATCGAGCGCTTCCCGTTGCTGATACTCGCCGGAATTAGGGTTGGAGAACAGGCCGCCTATGGCGGGGCGACCTCACTGATCAGCTCAGTGCGTTCTGGCTACATCGGGGTGTGAACTGGCAGGAGCCAATCCCTGCATCGACCGGTGTTCGTTCCTCCCGATCTCGCTGGATAGAAGCTGTGCTGCTTGGCGGCAGGATTCAGTTCACACTCCGATGCACCCTGCGATGGGGAGCAGGGCATCGGGCAGTTAACGTCAGGCTGATGCTGAGAAACGATCGTGGTCGCGCATAAGCTTCACGGCGTCAGCTTTAGTGATGCGGGCGTAGTTGAGCGACCAGGTCCCGCGCAGGCCGTTTGCCGTTGGGCGGACCATGAGCTCTATCCGTGCGTCTGATATAGGTCCTGTCTTGATCGTGAAAGACTCTTGTGCTGACTTGGCTCTGCCTTTCTCGACCTTGCGGCACGCGGCGCTGTACATGATTTCGAGTTGAGGATGCGTGTTCATGGTTGGCCGACAACCTTGCCGGTAGCCAGCTCGACCACTTGCGCGCCACTATGCTGCCCTGCGTAAAACACCGCGTTGCCTAAGAACTCATAGCGCCCGTAGCCTACCCACTCGCCCGAGTAATCTTGTATCTGAACTTCGTACTTAGGCATCGTCTTGCCCTCCAGGGCGGTTGATTTCCCAGCAGCCACTCGTGGTAATGGCTGCGAGTGAAATCGCAGGCACAAAAAAGCCCGAAGAAATCGGGCTGTGTATTCAACGCTGAGCTTTATCGCCTGCTGCTGGGGATATCCAGGTAACTGACAAAAACGTACCTGCCATCACCCATGGCGAAATAAAGCCAGCCTGCCTTGAGGCCTGGATCATCGTCTGAGTTGCGCACCTCGTTCCAGCAGAAGCCTGGTACGACCTCAGTGCCGCGATGCTCTTCAACAATCCGCACAATCTGCCACTGGCCAAACTCGCCAGCCGTATTGATCAGGCGCTCCATGAATTCGCTGGCTTCCACGTTTACCTCCTATCTGTTTTCGATGTGCGCAGTATTGCATGCTCGATTCCCAATGCCGCCTCGTAGAAACGGCATCAGTGAATCGTTATGTCCCATTACCGCCGGGGTGGCGGGGCGCATTGCATGCCCGGGTCGTTCTCTCGGTTTAGGCGTTTCACCTTCGTCAGCCGTACAGGGTTGTCCCTGTCGTGGGCAGCCTTCCGGGGCTGTCTGATCGCCGGTCGCCGGTAGAGGCAATGCGGTCTGTTCGCCAGTTCCAGAGCTGGCATGGGGATCGAATTTATTGCTCGCGCTGTACCGTTGCCGGGATCGATCCGCGAGGTTCCCATCAGTGCTAAAGAGCGGTGAGGCTTGAGGGCCTCTGCAGGGCCGGATGAGGCGCTGCTTGAGGTAAAATTTAGCCAATAGCTAAAGCCTCGTCAATAGCTCAGAGCTAAATAAATTTCGCTGGGCGACAAGTCGTAGCCAGGCGAAGAATTCGCCTTGCGGGTCTTTACCTCGGATTTAGCACTGAGCTATGCTTCCGAAATTACTGTACGAATATACAGCTATGGGGAATGTAGCTATGTCCAAACACAAGAAGGCGGCACCACAGCAGCACGAGGAAATTTCCGGAGTAGAGCGGCTGAGCCTGCGGGTATCATCGATGATCAACCACCCGCTCGCGCAGACGCAGCGCTGGGTGACGATCCATCGCTTGGATATGGACGGGGAGGCTGAGTGGGAGGAGGTAATGGGTCTGCTCGCGGAGACGCCAGAGCTGGATCTGACGTTCAACGACGACGGGAGCGTGACGGTTAGGTGGGAGCTTCAGGCAAACGAGGAGCGGGATGACTTCTTCGCTGGGCGAGACAGAGAGGAGGAAGCAGAGAAGGAGGCAGCGCCTTTCTGACGGGCATAAAAAAGCCCGCCGATGCGGACGTTTCGCTGAGTTTCTAAGATTCAGCCTTTGGCCGAAGCCTTAGGGATTTTTGCATCAGGAACCTTGAGGCCGTCTTTGAAGAACATCACCTCATCGCCGACATACCGAGCTTGGGCCGTATAATGGAGGCCGTACTTCAGCGCTTCTGAACCACTGTACATCTTGCAGATTTCAGGTGCGCTGTCGTATGAAACCACCCATTGCCTTATGAAGCCTGGCGATTGGAGCAGCTGAGCAATTTCAAGATGGTCATCATGCTTATAGAAGTTTCTATACAGATCTCGCCCCTTTACATAGTAAGGGGGATCCAAGTAGATCAATGATCGATCTGGAAGCAGCTCCGATGCTCTGCTGAGCAGACTGAACGCATCTTCTTGGTGCACAGTAATGTTGAGCGCGTGCTGGGCAATACGATCAAGCCTAGCGGCGATCATGTCCTTGTTGAAGCGAGCGTCTAGCTTATAGGCTCCAGTTTGGGCTTTGCCTCCGATGACCCCTCCCTTGAGGATACCTGAGCGATTGGTTCTATTGACGAACAGGGTAGCGAAGCCCCTCTCAGTTATCGATAAATTTGGATCTTGATCCGCCATCACTTGGCGGAGACGGTACCACTCTTCCATCGTGATCTGCGTATTGTGCAGCAGGCGTAGCAGTCCTTCTGGATCATTGGTTGCTGCGTACCAGAAAGCATGCACAGCTGGATCCAGATCATTTATATGCACGTGCGTAGCATGCCCGTCGAATAGAAGCTCAAGAGCTACGCCCGCTCCTCCAGCAAAAGGCTCCAGATAGTGGCCGCCCTCTAAACCATTGGTGCGCATGACCTCAGCGATAAATGGCGCAAAACGCGCCTTGCCGCCTGGATAGCGGAGTGGGGAATAAAGCTTATTTGAATACATCCATTGATCCCCATTCGCACATTCGTTTGGAAGCTTAAATTTCTGGAATTCCAAGCTGTGAGTTTAGTCGATTAACTGCAGTTAGAAAGGAATTGACAAATTCGTCTTTTTTTGAAAGTTTAGAGCAGTAATGAGTTATATATTGTTTAAATTTAGAAATGTCGCTAACTGCCCAGGCTTTACATTTGGAGATCGAAACCACTTTCTCGTCCATTATATCGGAAATTGTTAATGATTCCAAGCCTGACTGTTTGAAGCTGTCAAGAAATTTATCGCGCTCGCCAAATTTGATGAAAAATGGATCACCATTGTCCATGTTTATAATCCAAGCGATGATTCGACGCTCAAGCGCGATATTGTCGTCATCTGGCAAGACTAAGAAAAGATCCTTGTTTCTAATTTTTGATGTAAAAGCATTGGGCACGTCAGCATCCAGCAAGACCAGGCATCCATCAAGCAACACCGGAAAGCGTGCGCACGTGGAAACTAGAGGCTTAAGTTCCGTGTAAGACATTCCAGGCGTCGGATTCTGAGGGTCCAGAGTTGAGTGGAAATCGACTGCCTTGAGAATTCTTTGGGAAGATATAAGCTTTTTAGCAAAGTGAACAGCTATCTCATCCTCACAAAAAATCTTAATTCTCCGTGCTTCGGCTGCTTGCTGCGGATCTTCAAGGGTTAGCTCTTTGTATGCGAGATGGTACGGAGGGTTGTGCAGTATTGGAATATTCCCCTTGCTTGCCAGGGATTTACTGATGAAATTGACAGATACGCGGTTCGCTGCCATGTTGTTGGCGTGCTTCGAGTAAATATCTGATATGAGCCCTAGGGAGTGAGTAGATAAGACAACTTGGACTTTATATCGGGATGACCAGCTGTAAAGATAGTTAAACAGCCTGATCTGAGCGACAGGATGGAGGCTGCTCTCGAATTCGTCGATGCAAAGGATGCCATTTCCGGTCTTCTGCCCTTTTTGAAACGCCCGTTGGAAACCTAAAAGCCGATTGAAAATTGCCCCAAGGTTGTCTTCACCGGATGATATAGAATGCCAGTCATATTTGACATCCGACCCGCTAGGCGCAAATGTCGTTTTATATTTTGCTTTGTAAACACCAGTAAAGCTTGAGTATTGAGAGCTAGGGAATATTGTTTCATAGAAATCTTTGAGTTCTTTGGCTTCTTGCGCACTCAAGGCATACACATTGTTTGTATCTAGTTTTGCGTTTGCATCGACGAGCGGGTACAGTCTCTTGAGGTTCAAAAAGGAAGTGTTGTACGTCAGGTTTCCATCGCCCTTTTCTGAGCCTGAAACAACGACTCGATGGCGATTTGTTTTATCCCCCACCCAGTATATTCTAACGGGTTCCCGGATGTATTCGCCGTTGCCGGACTCCAGAATAAGGTTGTAGTTATAATCTGCCGTGTCATGGGTTGGAGATAGTTTAAAAACCTCGCTGAGCATAGTTTTAAGCGGCTTTTCGAAAGCATCGCTTGCCTCGCTGGTGAATGGATGAGCGATTAGGCCCATAAGCGAAGTTTTCATAGTGCCATTTCGGCCAGATAAAACTGTAATGTTCGATCCTAGCTTGATTTGCTGCTTAGAAATTGATCGAAATAGGTCGATGTCAATTCCTGCAATTGAGTATATTGGAATATTTTTGTTGTCGTTTAGTCCGAGGTCTTTCTTGGACTTTCCGGTTGGAAGCGGTATTTGATTGACAGGTTCGGCTGCGGGTTTTTTGGCGGGCATAAGCATTAGATCCGTTAGAGAATTCTAAAGATGGCTCATATAGTTAGCGGTCTGAGACTTACTGCAAGTGATTAGCTTATAGGAGCCCACTGTTAGCCTCATCGCCAGCATTGGAGGGTGCCTGTCGCGCATCACTGTGTGTCCGTCTATACAAGATGTGCATTCCACACGAGTAGCACCCGGGCCTGGATGTACGTCTCTTCACGCCTGATCATCCTGTCCTTGTGCTGCGGATTGTCCGAGATCATCTCGAAGTAATCCTCGTCTGCGATCTGCAGGCGCTTGATGTACTCGTGGCCGCCCCAGGAGAAGTAGTAGATCCCGTCACCTACGAATTCGCGAATGCTCACGTCAACGATCAGCGGGTCGCGACTCTTGATCGTGGGCGCCATCGACTGGCCCCAGCCGGTGACCAGCTTCAGGTGGTAGTGCTCTTTGAACTCGACGCCCAGTTCGCGCAAGTGCTTTGGGCTGACGCGGACGTCCTGGAGCATCTCCGGGAAATCATGCGTCACCTCGCCGCCGCCCATCGCGCCGCGCACGTCGTAATGAGCGATCCACACCTCATCGCCCACCAAACCAGGTCGATTCAAATCAGCTTTCACCAAGCCTTGGTCGCCAGGCTCACCATCGACTGGTGCCTCGGCGGCAGCCAGCAACCGCTGCCGTGTCTCCTCTGGAATGCCTTTCCCGCTTTTCGCGAGCATCTGTTTAACCAGGTCCGCTGCTGACCATTTGCTGTCCACGGACTCAGCGTGAGGCAGAGCTTCTTCGCTCGCGGGGATCGAGTCGAACCAGCCTCGCGGCAAATCCTCCACTTCCTCAATCCGGCGCGCTACGTCGTCGCCCAGGTTCTTGGCCGTCTTGTCCGAAAGGATCTGGCTCAGATGCGCAGGCGCCATCCCCCAGCGCTCCGCGCAGAGCCCTTTCCTCTGGTTGCCAATTAGCTTGACCAAGTTGTGCTTGCGAATTTCATAGATATCCATGGCGCGAAGAATGCCAGCCTTTAGCCCAGTGCTAAATGTGCGCAAAGCTAAATTTTCCTTGCTCAAGCATTAGCCATGAGCTAAATTTCGCTATATGTGTAAGGAGAACCCACATGAATGATCACCTCCGTGAATGGTTGGCCACCGCCTCCAACGATCGCCGGCGGGATGTAGCTGCTGAAGCGAAGACCACAGTCGGCCATCTCTGGCAGCTCGCAGGTGGTCATCGAAAGGCATCCGTTGATCTAGCTGAACGCCTGCAAGACGCCTCTGGTGGCGAGATCACCATCGCCGGCCTGCGCCCTGACCTCATTCCTTTTGCACGCAAAGCGCTGAAGGGCGCTGCGTAACTTATTTCATAGCCGCAAGGAGCCACCCAAGCATGTACGCCAACCCCAAGCACCTGCATGACCGTGAGATCAAGGTCCGGGTCGATGAGGACACATTTGAGTTGATCCAGGCGCTGGCGAAGTTTCATCGCACTCAGCGAGCCGTGCTTTGCCGGGAACTGCTGGAGGCTCAGCTGGCCGCCCTGTCTTCGGAGAATACCGGCGATCAGAACGTGGCCTGAAGGCCCGCAGGAGGCCCGATGCCTATCGAACAGATCGGCTTGGACCAGGAATTGACGAATCAGCTTGAGCAGGAAGCCAAGAGGCGGGGCGTCAGCCCTGAAGAACTCGCGGCAGAGCTGATCCGGAAAGAGCTGGCAAGCCGAACGAAGCCTCGCAATCCGAGAGGCAATGTGAAGCCGTTCCACGTCAGGCCCTGATAAGGCCCTGATGAGCCCGAATTGCGGGCACAAAAAAGCCGGGTTCGCGGCCCGGCCTTTTCAACTGCATATGACTGGAGTCGATTATGCATATACAGCCACCAGATGTACAGAGCCTCCAGAGGCCCGCGCCACAAAATGCAGCCAACAGTTTCGTGGCGCGCACGATGTCATCCAAGGAGATTGCCAGCTTGACAGGCAAGCGCCATGACAACGTCAAGCGTGACATCGTTGCGATGCTCAAAGACCTGAAGGTCGATCCCCTCAGTTTTGAGGACATCTATCTCGACGGCAGAAACCGTGAGCAGTCGCAGTATCTGCTCGACCGTGAACACACCGATTGCCTCCTGACCGGGTACAGCCCGGCACTGCGCATGAAGGTGATTCGCCGCTGGAGGGAGCTGGAAGGTCAGTCAGAAGCGCGCCAGGCCGTGACAGCCAGCGGTACGAAGGTGATTGGAGAGATCGCCATCATGGAGTGCTTCACGCGCCTGCTGAAGCCGGCTCCATCGAGCCAATTGGCGATGCTGACCAAAATCGCCGAGAACAACGGGCTGGACCCGCAGTTCCTGCCGAGCTACGCCATCGACTCTCCACCGGATGCCACAGGCGGCAGCTCAATGCCGACTATGGCTGTGACAGCGCTGCTCAAGCGCCATGGCGTGAACACGTCCGCGCCTGCCTTCAATCGCGCACTGGCCGGCCTGGGCATTCTCCATGCCAGAACCCGCCAGAACAGCAAGCGCGAGCCTGTGTGCTTCTGGTCCGTGACTGATAAGGGCCTGCGCTTTGGCAAGAACATCACCAGCCCACAGTGCCCGCGAGAAACGCAGCCGCACTGGTACATCGATCGTTTCGAAGAGCTCGTCGACCTGGTCGGCGTGGGAGCCAAGTAATGGCCGGAGACTGGATCAAAATGCGCGTAGATCTTCAGACCCATCCGAAAGTTTTCCGCATTGTGTCCGCATTGCGTGCGGACAGACTGCGGGTGATCGGCGGACTGCATGTAGCCTGGAGCATCTTTGACACCCATTCTGCTGATGGCGTACTGCATGGTTACACGGCAGATGCCATGGACGCTGTGATCGGCTGGCCCGGCTTCACTCAGGCCATGATTGATGTTGAATGGGCGGCCATCGATGACGACGGAAGCCTTGTAATGCCTCGCTTTGACGAGCACAACGGGGCCAGCGCAAAGCGCCGCGCTAACGATAGCGAGCGTAAAAGGGTCTCTCGAAAGTCCGATCCTGTCCGCAATCCGTCCGCAAGCGGTGCGGACAAAACGCGGACCAGAGAAGAGAAGAGAAGAGAAGATCAAAACCCTCTCTCTGCGCGGGGCGCTGTCGACCCTCGAATGCCCAGCGAGATGACCCTCGACTGGCAGCCGGGCCCGAAGCTCCTCAAGACATATGCGGTGCACTCAGGCGTAGCGCTCGACCTGTTCACCGAAGAGGTGCGCCGCGCATTCACTGCCCACTACGAGCCGCGCGGTCAGGTGAACACCCAGGCCGAGTGGGTGCAGATGCTGGTCAAGTGGGTGCTGAGCGACCGCAACCGCGCTGCCGCCTCGAACGTGAAGCAGTTCCCGGCGCGCCAGAGCAGTGAGCCTGATTTCGACAGCACTGAGTGGGCTAACAACCTGGTGGTGCGCCCATGAAATCAGCCAACCAAATGATGGCAGCCATGAACAACCGTCCGCCCGAGCTGCACGGCGGCCCCGTGGTCGTCTCGCTGGAGACTGCCGAGGTGGTGAACGACCTGTTCCGCCGCCTGCGCGGCATCTTTCCGGCCTGGCGCCAAGCATGGCCATCCACCGAGGCCCTGGCCGCTGCCAAGGAGGAGTGGATCAAGGAGTTCGCCTCCGAGGGCATCCGCACGCTCGAGCAGATCGAGTTCGGCATCGAGAAGTGCCGCAAGCTCAAGAAGCCCTTCGCGCCAAGCGTGGGCGAGTTCATCGCGATGTGCCAGCCGACGCCTGAGGACTTCGGCATGCCGGCGCCGGCCGACGCCTGGATCGAGGCCCTGATGGGCATGTACAGCCACGAGGGCGTGAAGATCGCCGCCGTGGCCACCGGCCTGTTCGACCTGCGTGCAGCCCAGCAGAATGACAAGGGCCTGCAGGCTCGCTTTGATCGTGCCTACCAGATCGTCCTGCGCCGCGCTCAGGAGGGCGAACCGCTCGATGGGAGGATTGCCACCGGCATCGGCCACGACAGCCAGAAAAGCCTGCTGGAGCTCGCAGACGAGCACGCAAAGCAGCGCCAGGCCCGCCTGCTGGAGATCCAACAGATCCCAACCACCGCCGCAGCCTGCCGTGCGCAGCTGATGGCCAAGTTGAACATCAAGCGCGCCGGGCAGTCGGCCGGGGAGGGGGTGTGATGAATTCCCTGTGGCTGGCCTTCGTCTTCGCGCTGTGCGCGCTCGGCGGATGGGTCGGCGCCCACGAGAGCATCAAGAACGACTGCGACCGCATCGGTGGCTTCTACATCGGCAACACGACCTACAACTGCACCATCGGGAGGGCCAGGCCATGACCGAGAAGATCAGCGTCAACAGCCAGGCCAAGTTGTCCGAGGCCATCACCATGCTGACCCGCCTGTTCCGCGACAAGAAGTTCGTCGTGGTCAGCATGCGCCCGGGCAAGGACCGCACCCTGGACCAGAACGCGCTGTGGTTCGCCATGTACGAGCGGATCGCCAAAAGCACCGAGATGGGCGATGTGGAAGAGGTGCGCCGCTACTGCAAGCTTCACCACGGGGTGCCCATCATGCGCGCCTCCTGCGAGGAGTTCCGCGACGGCTACAACATGGCGCTGCTCAACCTGCCGTATGAGATCAAGCTGCGCTGGATGGGGCCGTGCGCCATGTTCGGGCCGGATGGGTTTCCGGTTACCCGCCTGTTCAACCGCGCTCAGGGCTGCCAGTACACGGACCGGATCGTCGAGGAGTTTGCCGCCCGCGGCGTGCACTTCGCTGACCTGCTTGGGGAGGAGGCGGCATGAGCCATCAATTCAAGCCGGGCGACCTGGCGTTGATCGTCGGCGCCTTCAACGTAACGAGCAACATCGGCCAGGTGTGCGAACTGGTCGAGCACCTTCCCAATGGCTTCATCAGCAATTGGGTTGACCCCAGTGATGGATGCCGCCTTCAAAACACCACGGGCGCTCCAGCATGGCTTGTCATTGGTGATGGCTTGGCGTCGTGGTGCGGGGCTATCGGGTGGGTTCTTGCCGTCGAGCGCCATCTGATGCCCCTGCGCGACGACTTCGCCCCCGAGCATCAGAAAGCCAAGGAGGCCGAGCCATGCCTGTAGCCATCAAGCAGCGCCGGCAGAAGGCCTGCGGCAACCCTGCGTGCGGTGTGAAGTTCACGCCGACGCGAATGGGGCAGAAGGTTTGCGGCATGGCGTGCGGCCTGGCCATCGCCAAGGAGCCGGCAAATCAGAAGGTCGCCCGCAAGGCCATAGCCCAGCGCGAGCGCCGAGAGCTCAAGGTGCGGAAGGAGAAGCTCAAGAGCCGCGGTGACTACCTTCGGGAGGCGCAGCAGGCGTTCAACGCTTTCATCCGCATGCGCGACCAGCTGGCCGGGCACGTCTGCATCTCGAGCGGTCGCCCGCTGGACTGGAGCGGCAACGCGGTAGATGCAGGCCATTACCGCAGCGTCGGCGCGGCACCGCACCTGAGGTTCGACGAGCGCAACGTGCACGCCCAGAGCAAGCAGGACAACCGCTACCTGTCTGGCAACGCCACGGACTACCGCATTGGCCTCATCCGCCGCATTGGCCTGGCCGAAGTTGAGGCCCTAGAGCAGGACCAATCTGTCCGCAAGTACACCATCGACGACCTGAAAGAAATCGCAGCCCGGTACCGGGCCAAGCTCAAAGCGCTCAAGGGGGCAGCATGACACCAGCATGGGGTTTTCTGATTTTGGCCGTACTCATGGTGGTGAGCGGCCTGGCGCTGTCATGGGCCGGCGCGGTCCGCCGCAAGCTCAGCTACGAAGAATTTCTGCTCAAGAAAAACAATCGAATCCAGGGGGAAAAGCCATGAAAGTAATCAGCGCTCGCCAAGTTTGGCACGACGCACTGCACGAGAACCGCGCATCCGCCCTGGCTGTAGCCGCCGAGCAAGCTGCTCTGGGCAAGAAGGGTGGCTCTGGCGATGTGAAGATCATGGTCATGCTGGAGGACCATGACGGGCAGGAGGTGTGCAAGATTTACGAGGTCCGCAAGGAGGGAGTGCAGGAGACCCGCCCGGGTCGACGCCTCACCAACGACCGCTGCGCGCACATGCTAACTGCCGGCCTGGTGATTCAAGCAATCGACTCCTTGCCGAAGTCGCTGCGTCACCTTGGGCACTTCCTGTACTCACCAGTGGCCAGCGGAAACGACCTGAGTATCTCTCATGGTCTGGTATGGCTTGGAAGCGGCCTGGAAGCGCTCACAGACCGCAAGAAGCAGCGAGCCTACTGGATGGCTATGGCTGCCCTCCAATCGCACAAGATCCTCGTCCACGACGGCGAGGCGATGGGTCCTGGTGCTGTATGCATGTTCGTCGAGGACCGCACCGGCGAGAAGATGAACCCGCAGAACTGGGCAAGAGATTGGCAGGATGTGTGGGACGCCCTCTGCAACCACGTCGACAAGCTCGACAAGCAAGCTCTCAAGCCAGTTGCTCGGGTGGTGGAAAGGCTTCGTGAGCGCGATAGCGATGAGCGTGAAATAGCAGCTTGACCGTTTGAGGAGTGATCTGGCACTATTTCGCCATCGTCACAATTTCGCCTTAGGCGAACAAATACAAGCCCGGCCCAAAAAGCCGGGTTTTTTATTGCCCGCAAGAGGGCCTCAAGAGTGCCTCAGCTTGCGGCTTCGATTCTTTCAAATTTTTTCAGAACACACGGAACGATTTGATGGCACTATGATTCTGATAGCTGGCTAAGAAAAACCTATCAGGATTTCGTGATTATGAAAAAAATCATCGCTGCTGCGATGTTCTCCCTTCTGGCAACCGGCGCACAGGCAGCTAATCTGTCCGGTGCAATCGGTGCAACAAGTCAGGGCGGTTTGACTGCTCGTGCTGCCGTAGGGTTTGACTGGGACAAGAGCTGGTTTGAAACCAGCACCGGTCGCCTAACCGGTTATTGGGATGCAGGTTACACCTATTGGGAAGCTGGAGACGCTTCCGGAGGAGCTCACTCGCTGTCCTTCTCCCCTGTGTTCGTTTACGAGTTTGGCAGCGGCAACCTTAAGCCCTTCATCGAAGCCGGTATCGGTGTGGCGGTGTTCTCAGGCACTTCCGCGGGCGACCAGAATTTTGGTTCGGCCTTCAACTTTGAAGACCGTATTGGCGCAGGTCTGAAGATCGGCGAGACGCAGAAGGTTGGTATCCGAGCGATGCACTACTCCAACGCCGGTATCAAGCAGCCGAATGACGGTATCGAATCGTACTCGCTCTTCTATAGCCACCAGATTTAACTTTGTCTGCTTAGCTCCCCTTGCCCGCCATGTGCGGGCTTTTTCTTTTCTGGAGATATTGGATGGACCCCACCGACCTCGGCCCAGGCACAGCTACCTGGCTGGGCGGAACGGGCACCGTATTACTGGGCGGCTTTCTCTGGCTGCGCAAATTCCTCTCCAAGGATGCTGCTGACCGCGCCATGGATAACGCCGACATCGGCACCGTGCGCCGCCTGAACGAACTGCTCGACTCCGAGCGCGAGGCCCGCAAGCTTGCAGAGGCCCGCGCCGACCAGTTCGCCAAAGAGCGCAATGACCTGGCCGCAACCGTCGGCCGCATGGAAGGGAAGATCGAAGCCCTGACCAGTCAGGTCGCCAACCTCACAGAGCGGGTGACGCTTCAAAGCGACGAGATCGCCCGCCTGCGCATCAAGCTGGGAGGTACAACCTGATGGACAAGTGCGCAATCCAGTTTATGGCCCGCCATTGGTGGCGCCGTGTCGAGGTGTGGTTAATCGCGATGCTGCTGGTGACCGGCGGGGTGTTCTTCGGCTTCCAGCTCGGTCAGTGGGCTCTGGCAGATTCATACCGGCAGCAGGTCGCCGAGATCCGCGCCGCATACGACGAGGCCACCCGGCAACGTGACCACCGCCTGGATGAGCTGACCCGCAAGACCAGCACAGCAGCAGAGAAGGCAACCAAGGCGGCGACCACCGCAACCAAGGCCGCCGACAAGGCTGATGAGGCCCTCAATCGGGTATCGCCTTAGGTCGCGCCACAAAATATAGAGCTGCGATTTCGTGGCGCGGGAGTAAGCATGAGCAACGTCCAACGCATTCGCCATGAGCTGCCGGTAAGCATGGATATCGTCCATGCGGTTGCCGAGCTCGATGCTGCCCTGGCGAAGGCGATCGATTCCGCGAAGGACGCCGGGCTTCCGCAGGGGCTGCTGGTTGGCCTGCTGCATGGTCACGCCCACGCCGAGACGCACAAGATGGTCAGCGAATAGGGGGCAGCCATGGGCGACGTCGTTCAACTGGAAGACATGCGACCCCATGTGGTCGTGCACGCCGCCGATGCTGCGCATGTCCTGCCCGTGTCTCTGCTGGAGGATGTCGCCAAGGGCGCCAAGCCATCAGCGATCCTCACCGAGCCGGTAATCCGGCGAATCATTGAAGAGTGGCTGGAGCTAACACGATGAAGGTCGTCCAATTCCAGCGCGAAGAGTGGCGCGACGCTGCACGCACCTTGCGCAAGATCGCAGACCAGCTTGATAGCGGTGAGCTTCCCCAGTGCAGTATCGGCACGTTGGCTATGCGCAGTCCTGAGGGTCAGGTGGAGGTATTCGGGTTCGGCCCGGTAGCCGACGACCTGCAGGCTCTTGCGATGTTCAGGCTGGCCGAGCAGAAACTGATTGATGTGCTGCTTGACGGCGGGGAAGGGTAGGTGTGCCGCAGTTGAGTACGGCACGGGTTGGTCACTTCACTTTCAGCGCTTCTTGGATCTGATCTGCATACTTACCGAGGTTGGCAAGTTCCCATTGCAATTGGGCACTGTTAGTCGAGTTGAGTACTTTTGATTGGATCAGAGTGAGAGCGGCGTTGACCGCCGCCTCTCGCGCACTAACCGGATCGTCATTGCCAAAATCGTCAGTGGGCTTAAGGTCTTTGAAGTTTTCCGACATGGTTACTTCCTTGCAGTTTGTTGGGAATTCACCAATACCGGCAGCGCGCCACTATTTCAAGCTCAAGGTGATCTATGGACAGGCCATACCCTCCATCGTCACTGCTTGAGCTGTCCGACCTATCCGACTTGGTTATCCGCCTGACCCCGGCCCCCGAAGTTTGGGAGTGGATCCAAGCCGAGATTCTCGCTGACACCGGCAGCATTCACAACGAAGACCATGCCCACCTATTGGATGCTGACATCCGGGTTATGTGGGCGTCTTCGAGCTTCGCCAAGCAGGGTCGTACAGTCTTGGGCCAGGCCGAGCAGGTAGCGTTTCGCGCTGGCGGCTGGCAGAAGGCTCGGATGGAGCAACAGATGCGTGATTGGTTCGGCGATGTGCCGGCCTTCATCATCACCTTGGCTGCTGACTACTGCGCCCAGTGCAGCGACCTTGAGTTCTGTGCACTCCTGGAGCACGAGCTGTATCACCTGGCTCACGCGACCGACAAGTACGGCCAACCAGCATTCACCCAAGACGGCGCACCTAAGATCAAGCTGCAGGGCCATGACGTCGAAGAGTTCGTCGGGGTGGTTCGACGGTATGGTCCGAGCGACGACGTACAGCAACTGATCGACGCTGCAAGCAGGCCGCCTGAGGTGGCCAAGATCAACATTTCGAGGGCCTGCGGAACCTGTCTGCTCAAGTCGGCTTGATCCTTGACAGCCCTTGACGGAACCCAAATCTATGGCAGCCCTGAAAAATGAGGTGAAGGCCTTCATCGTTCAGGCCCTTGCCTGCTTCGATACACCGACTCAGGTGTCCCAGGCCGTCAAGGATCAATACGGGATCGAGGTATCTCGCCAGCTGTGCGAGCGGTATGACCCGACGAAGTATTCGGGCCGTGACCTTGCCCAGAAGTGGAAGGACTACTTTCACGAGTGTCGAGCGCGCTTTCGGGAGGAAACCAGCGACATCCCGATCGCCAACCGAGCGTTCCGGCTGCGCGGGCTAGGGCGGATGGCCGAGAAGGCCGAGACCATGCGCAACCTGGCGCTGACAGCCCAGCTGTACGAGCAGGCCGCCAAGGAGTGCGGCGACATGTACGTCAATCGCAAGCTCGAACCCGACAAACCCCTGGGCTCCCAGGCGGACCAGCAGCACGCAGTTGCTGAGTACACGCTGGAGCCAGACGAGAATGTCCCGACTACCCCGCACCTATGACGCGCCGGTAAAGCTGACGCCGAAGCAGGCGAACATCTATTGCTGGGGGTTTCAGCCAGAGGCGCGCTTCCGTGATGCGGTGTGCGGCCGACGCTTTGGCAAGACCTTCCTCGGCAAGGCTGAGATGCGCCGTGCGGCCCGACTTGCTGCGGAGTGGGGCGTCAGCGTCGAGGACGAAATTTGGTACGGCGCGCCGACGTTCAAGCAAGCCAAGCGCGTTTTCTGGCGCCGCCTCAAGCAGGCCATACCGGAAGCCTGGCGCGCGGTACGCCCGAACGAGACCGAATGCTCGATCACCCTCAAGTCCGGCCACATCATGCGCGTGGTCGGCCTGGACAACTACGACAACTTACGCGGCTCCGGCCTGTTCTTCGTGCTGGTGGACGAGTGGGCCGACTGCCCGTGGGCTGCTTGGGAGGAAGTGCTCCGGCCGATGCTGTCGACCTGTCAGTACACCATCGCGAGCACTGGTGAGAGCCGAAAGGGCGGCCACGCGCTGCGGATCGGCACGCCCAAAGGCTTCAATCACTGCTACGACACCTACCGCGACGGGCAATCAGGTGGTGAGCCTGACCACAAGAGCTGGCAATACACCTCACTGCAAGGTGGCAACGTCCCGGCGGAAGAGCTGGACGCCGCCCGCCGGAAGATGGACCCGCGAACCTTCCGGCAAGAATACGAGGCTGGTTTCGAAAACTACGCCGGGGTCGTCTACTACACCTTCGACCGAACCGAGTGCCGAACTACTGAGCGAATTCAGCCCGGCGAAGCGCTGCACATCGGCATGGACTTCAACGTCATGAAGATGAGCGCGGTGGTGTATGTCGTGCGTGACGGCTTGCCACTGGCGCTGGATGAGTTCCACGCCGTAAGGGACACGCCGGAGATGATCGAGAAGATCAAAGTGCGTTTCCAGGGCCACAGCATCTCGGTCTACCCGGACGCCAGCGGCCAGAACACCAGTAGCAAGAATGCCAGCGAGTCGGATCTGTCCCTGCTGAAGAAGGCGGGCTTCACCGTCGTGGTCGACTCGCAGAACCCGGGCGTCAAGGATCGCGTCAACGCGGTTAACGCCATGTTCCTGAACACTTACGGCGAGCGGCGCCTCAAGGTCAACATTGACCAGTGCCCGCAGCTCACGCAGTGCCTCGAACGGCAGACGTACACCGACAAGGGCGAGCCGGACAAAGACCCCAAGAAGGGTCACGACCACATGAACGACGCCGCCGGCTACTTCATCGCTAAGCGGTACCCAATCAAGAGCCAGTCGGCCGGCACTCGCCGCATCGGAGGTTTGGCGTAATGCCTGTTCAATCAACCAACCCAGACTACGACGCTCACATTGATGAGTGGCGGATGATGGACGACGCGCTTGAGGGCGAGGGCGCCATCAAGAGCAATCAGCGCAACCTACCCAAGCCCAGCGGCATGGTCGAGGCGGAGAAGCTGGACGGGCAGGGCAATGCCTACCTGTACCAGAACTACACGGCGCGGGCGCAGTACGAGCACTGGGTGCGGGACTCGTTGCGCTCAATGATGGGGCTGGTGTCACGGCTCATCCCAGAGGTGAAGCTGCCCAGTGGGCTGAAGGATCTGGAAGAAAACGCTACCGCCGACGGCTTCGGCCTGGCCCAGCTCTTCCTACGCATCGTGCGGCAGGCGATCTCGCACGGCCGGGTGCCGTTGGTGGTCAATGTCGACGATGCTGGGCAGCCATACTTTGCCACCTACGCCGTGCGCAACGCGATCAACTGGGACACTGCTGACCAAGGCGGGCGTCAGGACCTGGTGCTGGCCGTGTTCCGGGAGTTTCGGAAGAAGGACGCTGAGGACCGGTACAGCCATGAGTGCGTGACGGTCTTCCGCGAGTTCTACATGGAGGGCGAGGTCTGCTACACGTCGGTTCGCAACCAAGTTGGCGAGATGATCGAAGATGCCCGGCCACTGGGCACGGTGGGCAACGACAACCGGCTGGTGCGAGGTCTCGAGTACATCCCGGTAATTTACTGCGGATCGACCGACAACTCCCCCGACGTGGACGAGATTCCGCTGCTGACCATGGCACGCGCTGCTCTCAAGTCCTACCAGCTCAGCGCCGACTACTTCACCGCGCTGCACCAGACCAGTCACCCGCAGCCGTGGGTATCGGGCCTGGACGAAAGCGTAGAGCTCAGCGTTACAGGGCCGTCAGCGGCATGGGACCTAGGCCCTAAGGGGCAATGCGGATACCTCGAATTTCAAGGTGCGGGTGTCGAGGCAGTGCGTACTGCGATGTCTGACCAGAAAAGCGCAGCTCTTGAGGCTGGCGCCAAGGTCATGGACGTGTCCGGTACCGAATCGGGCGAGGCGCGCAAGACGCGGCAGAACGACCAGCATGCCACGCTGCACAGCATCGTCATCACCGCGGCCGCCGCGATTGAGCAGGCGCTTCGATATGCAGCTGAATGGACTGGCTACAACCCTGATGAGGTCGTCTTCACGGTCAAACCTGAATTCGTCATTCCTGAGGTCAACGCTCAGGTGTTGGCCGAGCTGCAGAAGAGCGTCATGGCCGGCACGATCAGCGCCGAGACCTACTGGCAGTACCTCACCACCGGCAAGCTGCCTGAGCGAGCCTACGACGAAGAGGCCGGGCTGATCAGCGACGAGCGCGAGTCAGCCGGCCTCAACCTGGACAAAGATGATGGCGACGAAACCGACACAGACAGCGGACGAGGTGCTGCTGGAGCAGGTAAGTCGGCACGCGGTGCTGCTGGAGAGGCTTAAGGCGGGTGAGATCAAGAAGTTCGAGACGGTCCTGCGCCAAGTGGATACGCAGGTTCGGGACCAACTCACGCGAAAGGAGCTGACCACCTACAGCCGCAGCCGGCTTGAGGAATTCCTCGGACGGGTGGGCGGCAAGCTGCTGGGCATCTACCAGGCTTTCGGCGATCGCATGCAGGCCGACCTGGTCGACATCGCACTTTACGAGGCGGCTTTCGAAGGAAAAAGCCTGGCCAAGGCTCTGCTGATTAACGCCATCATGCCGAGTGACTCGCTCATCCGGGCGGCGATCAACACTCAGCCGCTGCAGGTGTCGGGAATCGATGGCGGAACGCTGCTGAAGCCATTCCTCAATGGCTGGACTCGCACCGAGTCGACGCGAGTGACCAATGCGATCCGGCTTGGGGTGTTGCAGGGCCAGACCAACGCCGAGATCACCCAGGCCATACGAGGTACCGCGGCGCAGAACTTCACCGATGGCGTGCTCGCGGTGAGCAACCGCAATGCCAGGTCGGTCGTGCACACCGCTGTGCAGCACGTTTCCGCCACGGCCCGCATGGAGACGCTGGCCGCGAATGCCGAGTTCGTCCCGGGCTACCGGATCGTGGCCACACTCGACAGGAAGACCAGCCAGCAGTGCAAGAGCCTCGATGGGCGGGAGTTCGAGTTAGGCAAGGGGCCAGTGCCGCCGCTCCACGTCAACTGCCGAACAACGATCACACCGATCACCAAGTTGTTTGCGGTATTCGCGAAGGGCGCCACCCGCGCATCTGTGGGCGCCTCTGGCGGTGCGCAGGTCTCGGCCAGCCTTAGCTACTACCAGTGGCTAAAGACGCAGCCAGCGTCGTTCCAGGACGCCGCGCTGGGCCCGGCGCGTGCCAAGCTTTTCCGCGCTGGTGGGCTGAGCGCCGAGCGATTCGCCTCGCTGCAGTTGGACAAAAATTTCAAACCGCTGACGCTCGACCAGCTCAAGGAGTTGGAGCCTTTGGCTTTCTCCAAGGCAGGTCTTTAGAGGTTATCAGGCCCGGCAAAGCTCTCTTTTATGCTCGTAATCACTCAATACTTCGTCATAGAGAGCTGGCCAGTCAGCAAACGTCGATCCGGTTTCTTGATGCGCCTGCTGTTTTTGCTCCTCGGTTTTCACAGACATTGCACGTTTGGCCAAGGCAGCAATTTTCAGCACATTCACCCCAAGTTTCGTAGCGCCGGTGTAAGCCGTTAGCTCGTAGGAAGCTCTGATGACTCGCTGAGCGGCGGAGTTATATGCAGTTCGATCTTCCTGTGTCGCTGTTGCAACTCCAATCATATCTCCAAGGCTCCCGAGAACTATCGCGGCTTTCTCACGAAAAATCGCCTCTTGGCTATCGATCCGGCTGATGCAGCTTTGCTCCCTTGCTTGATTCGTAGTGATCTTTCCTGAAATCACGCTCAGTCCGGCGACGGCAAGCGTAGCTAAAGCCGCGATTGCTGCTGCGGCTATGACGTCGCTTACTTGAAATCGCTTCTTTGGCTTTACGTCCGAGTTGTTCTTCTCTTGCTGCATTGGTCTGGATCTCGGTGTTTGAAATTGGCGGCGATTCTACTCGATGAAATTTACCTAGGCCCATATCCACGGGCTTTTCTTTGCCCGCAAGGCGGGCCCATCTAATCCCCAGGGGATACTGACATGCCTTTTGATTTCGACCCGGCCGCTCACGGCCTCACCCTCGATGACACTCAGGCCGCAGCACTCAAGGCAGCGCTGGGCGGCGAGGTACAGAAATTCCTGGACGGTGAGGTCTCGGGCCTCAAGACCAAGAATCAGGAGCTGATCGGCTCTAACAAGACCATCAAGACCGAACTGGACAAGCTCAAAGGGCAGTTCGACGGCTTAGACATCGAGGCGGTCAAAGGCCTACTCACCAAGGCTGGCCAGGACGAAGAGACCAAACTGATCGCCGAGGGCAAGCTGGACGAGGTCGTCAGCCGCCGCACCGAGCGCCTGCGTTGCGATCTCGACAAGCAGATCAAGGCCGCGAACGACCGTGCCGAGAAGGCCGAAGCCTTCGCTGCCAAATACAGTGACAAGGTGCTGGCCGACTCCATCCGCGCTGCCGCCATCAAGGCTGGCGCGCTGCCCGAGGCTGCCGAGGACATCATCCTTCGCGCCCGCGGCACTTTCAAACTGAGCGAAGACGGTGAGCCGATCGCCACTGACCGAGATGGCCAGGTCATCTACGGCAAGGACGGCAAAAGCCCACTGTCTCCTCACGAATGGGCGGAATCGCTGCGCGAAACCGCTACCCACCTGTGGCCAAGGGCTCAGGGTGCCGGGCAGACCGGCGACAACGGTGGCAAGGCCACGAAGAAATGGGGCGAGTACACCGAGACCGAGCGTGCTGCGATGGCTCGTGACAACCCCGACGCTTTCAAAAAACTCCAAGCCACCCGAGGAACCTAACCCATGGCATCTACCCAACTGTCGGACATCTTCGTTGCCGACTACTACGGCACTCTGGAGCCGGTGAACTCCCCAGAGAAGACCGCCGTTTATGAGTCGGGCATCATCACCCGTTCCGCGACTCTGGACGGCATCGCCAAGAACGGCCAAGGCACTTCCGAGATCAGCTACTGGCAGGATCTGGACGCCGATGAGGCGCCGAACATCTCCAACGACGACCCTGATGACCTGGGCGCCGTCGGCAAGGCCGAGCAGGGCAGCATGCGCGCCCGCACCCTGTACCTCAACAAGGGCTATGGCGTATCCGACCTGACTGCTGAGCTGGCCAACTCCGAGCCGATGCAGCACATCCGCAACCGCTTCGGCACCTACTGGACCCGCCAATGGCAGCGCTACCTGATGGGGGCGGCCCGCGGCGTGATTGCGTCCAACATCGCCAACAACGGCGGGGACATGGTGAAAGATGCGGGCGCATCCATCAGCGCAAACGCCTTCCAAGACGCTGCCTTCACCGCTGGTGACGCCGCCGACATGTTCGCCGCGATCGGCGTGCACTCGGTCGTGATGAACCAGATGGTGAAGCAGGACATGATCGAGTACCTGCGCGACTCGCAGGGCAAGGTCATCCTGGCCACCTACCTTGGCAAGCCGGTGTTCATGGATGACGGCCTGATCTACGCCCCGGGCCAGTACCTGTCGCTGTTCTTCGGACAAGGCGCCTTCGGCTATGGCGAGGGCGATCCGCACATGCCTGTCGAGATGCAGCGCAAGCCGGACGGCGGTAACGGTGGCGGTGCCGAGGTGCTGTGGGAGCGCAAGACTTACATCCTCCAGCCGGCCGGTTTCAGCTGGCAGGGCAGCGAGAACCGCAACCTGAGCCCGAGTGCCACCCAGTACGCTGCCGCGGCTAACTGGAAGCGCGTGTTCGATCGCAAACAGGTTCCGTTCGCCGCGGTCATCAGTGGCACCGCCACCCCTTGACCCCATGATGCAGGGCGCCTGCCTGGCGCCCTGCGCAGGAGATCAGCATGAAAGTCATCTACACCAACAACCCGGGCAGCGAGCGCGATACGTGCTATCGCCGTCTGGATCAGTTCTTCGGCGTGATCGACGGTGCTACCTCGGTATCCGTGCAGGGGAGTGCCCCGCACATCGGCGAGGCCTACCAGCGCCATGGCATCAGCGTGAGCGAGATCGAGGAAGGTCTGCGCCTGGATGGCCCTACCGTCGCTCAATGGGTGGGAGAGGGTTACAAGGCGTCGGCCTACCCACCGAGCGGCTACGCCCCGGTCAGCAGCCAAGCGGAGATCGACAAGGCGATTGAGGAGGAGGGTGGCGGCGATCCCGAAACTGATCCTCACAAGATGAAGGTCCCGGAGCTCAAAGAGTGGCTGACGGCCCAGGGCATCACCTTCGATCCCGCTCTCAACAAGCCCGAGCTGCAGGCCCTCATCCCGCCGAAGGAATAAGCCATGACCGACTTCATCACCGTCGCCGACGTCGACCAGGCACTGGGGCAGGGGTGGGCTGGCGAGGCTGATGGGGTCCTTGCCGTGACCATGGCCAACGCCTGGCTCACGGCTAAGATAAAGCGTGCGGTGCCCAAGGTGGTGCCGGATGCGATCATCACTGCCGGCGTACAGGTGGCCAAGCTGGCTGCTGACGGCAAGCTGTACAAGGACACCCAGCGAGAGGTGCAGAGCAAGACTGTATCAGCGCAGGCTGGGACGTCGACTAGCAAGACCTACGTCGCGGGGTCTGTTGATCGCTCGACCGGCGAGAACTTCGCTCTCGACCTCATCGCACCTTGGACCCGCCGCGCCGGCACCGTAATGCTCAAGAGGATCTGACCCATGGGCATGCGCGAAGAACTCCAAGCGGAGCTGGCGGAAGCGTTCGATGATCCAGACGGCCTTGGCGACGCGGTGAAGCCTGTAGCCGGATCCCGCACCCTGAAGGGCGGATATGACCCCGAGATCGGCGGCACTGTCCCGGCCTCGACCATCAGTTACGCCGGGCGCGGTGTGTTCGGTAGCTACCTGGCCAAGGAAATCGACGGCTCGCGCATCCAAACCGAGGACGTGAAGCTGCTGGTGCTGCAGAACGAATTGTTCGAGGGGCAGGCAAGCGCTGTAACCGATGTTCCGGCGCTGCCCAAGATCGGCGACCAGGTGAGCGGCTACCGCGCACTCAACGTGTCCCAGGACCCTGTCCAGGCGACTTGGACCATCCAGTTGAGGAAGTGATATGGCGCGTGGCTCACACATGGCCCAGCGATACGGTGGCCAGCAGGGCGGGTTTGCTGAAGCTATCCGGGCATTCGCCGAGCAGGCGGAGCAAGCCTTGGACGCTACCTTCCGCGAAATCGTGATCGAGATCGGCAGCAGCGTTATCCGCATGTCGCCGGTAGGCAACCCTGAGATATGGGCGGCTAACGTGGCCCATCGGGCCAAGGCAACCAGAGCCGCCGATGACTACGACTTCAAGGTCGCGGTCCGCAACACCCTGATCAACCTGAACCAGGACAACTTCACCAAAGCCGGCAATCTGCGCAAGGGGGTGAAGTACGCCAAGCCACTGACCAAGACCGAGCGCGAGCAGAACTTCGCCACCAATGGCCTGGTGGCGGGCCAGGGCTACGTCGGTGGGCGGTTCCGTGGAAACTGGCAATTCTCCATCGACTCACCTGCAACCGAAGAACTCGAGCGTGTTGACCCGTCAGGCAGCGAGGCGATCGCCGCGCTGTTGGCGCAGGTCCAGGCCCTGAGCATCGGCCAGACCGCGTACATCGTGAACAACCTGCCATACGCCATTCCGCTGGAGTACGGCCACTCAACACAAGCCCCAGCCGGCATGGTCCGGGTGACCTTGGCCAACTTCCAACGCATCGTCGACGAAGCCATCAGGAACAACAGCGTATGAGCCATGCACGAGCCCGCCAGGCCATCGAAATCATGTTGATGGCCTGGGCGGCGTCGCGACCGACCCGCGTTGCGAACTTCGAAGAGGGCTTCGAGCCGCAGCAGGATGAAACTTACCTGCAAGCTTTCCAGCTCCCCGGGGCGACTACCTGCCGATACCTGGGCGGCGAAGCTTACGAGTACACCGGTGTCTACCAAGTCAGCATCACTTGCCCTGCAGGCCAAGCCCTGGCCACAGCCGAAGCGCTGGTCGATGAGCTGTCCGCGCTCTTCCAGGTCGACTCCCCGCTCAGCCGTAACGGCTTCGAGGGAATGATCACCGAGCCGGTAGAGCAGGGCCCAACCATCACCGAATCGGCGACCTATATGGTGCCGACCAGCTTCACCTACCGCGGCGTCGCGGACCAATCGCCCATAGGGGCATAACCATCCGCCACCTGGCGGACCTTCAAGAGGAAATACCCCATGGCCGCACGCTTCCCGCTGCCTAACGGCGCCGTGCTGGAGATCGCACGCGTCATCGGTGCTGCTGTCCCTTTCACTGCATTGACCAATGCGAAGCCCCCGGTTGCTACTGCCGCAGATCACACGATCCAGAACGGCGACGTTTTGCTGGTTAACTCTGGCTGGGCGCAGATCAATGACCGCGCGGTCAAAGCCTCCGGAGTCGCAGAAGACGTTTTTGCGCTGGCCGGCCTGGATACCAGCGATGCCGAATACTTCACGGCAGGGGCTGGCGCCGGTTCGGTTTTGCCTGTCTCCGACTGGGTGCAAATCTCTAAGGTGACTTCATTCACCTCTGCCGGCGGTGAGCAGCAGTACACCACGGTGGGCTACCTGGAGGACGACGATGACAAGCAATATCCAGCCAACCGCAACCCGCGAACGCTCACTATTGTGGTCGAGGACCAGCCCACCTCACCTTACGTCGTGACCGTCGAGGGCTACGACGCCTCCAAGGAGCTGGCCGTAATTCGCATGAAGCTGCGCAACGGCGACCAGATCCTCTACCCGGGCTTCGTGAGCATCACCCCAGATCCAACCATGGAGCGAAATAACGTGATGACCCGAACCATCAGCGTGGGCCTTTCGGCTCGCTCCCTTCGTTATCTGGCCGGCGTGTAAGGGGCTCTCATGGCGAAGATCAAAATCGCGCAGAACCCGACGTTCACTGCCGAGGTGCAGGTGCCGCGCATCGGCGGCGAGGCGGTGCCAGTGGAGTTCGAGTTCCGCTACATGGATCGGGTGACTTTGGCGGGCATGTTCGACCGCTGGAACAAGGCCCGTGACGCTTGGGCGGAGAAGGCCAAGGCCGACAATGCCACCTGGGAAGAGGTGACCGCCGGCGAGATCGCCCTGCAGGCCGAGCAACTGAGTGAAATTGTCACCGGCTGGGATCTGGAGGACGAGTTCAGCCAGGAAGCGATCGTCAATCTTGTGCGCACTTGCACCGGCGCGCCGAAAGCGGTGATCGACTCCTTCCAGAATGCCTACAGCCCGGCACGCCTGGGAAACTGAGGGCGGCCGCCCGGGCTTGCTATGAGCAAGGGCCATCTGCCGAGCAATTGGCTGCTCTTGGCCTGACCCCAGGTGACATGGAAGAAGAGGAAGTGGAGGTGTGGCCAGATGCCTGGCCAGCCTTCCGCCTGTTCGACGCGATGGGCACTCAATGGCGGGTAGGCCCGGGCGGTGCGTCTGGCCTGGACTACACCGCCATCCCTGCTACCGCCTCGATGCTCGGCATCAAGCGCCGCGACCTCACTGAAATTTTCCCCGACTTCCGCGTGATGGAGGTTGAGGCCCTGGCCGTCATGGCCGAATCGCTGGAGTAGATCATGACTACCATTGCCTCTCTCGGTCTCCAGATCGACTCAGGTGACGCTGTTGAGGCAAAGGACAACCTCGATCAGTTGACGGACGCCGGCAAGCGCAGTGAAGAGTCCGCTGGCAAGATCGGTCGCGCATGGGAATCAGCTCTTGGCAGCCTGCAGGGTGACACCCGGCAGATCGTGCAAGAGCTGCAGAATCTCAACGCCAAGCAGGCCGAGCTGGCGCAGCAGATGGCCACTGTGGGGCGCGCTGTCACGACCGCTTCAACGGCGTTCAGCAGCGCCGCCGCGAACATGGGCGCCTTCCGGGCTGAGGCAGCGCAGGCTGGCAAGGCGCAAGAGGCGCTCACCGGCGCTACTGATGCCGGCGCGCAGGCAGGGCGACGCGCCGCAGAGTCGGCAGACGAGCAGCAAGCTCGGCTCCTGGCTGTGGCCAAAGCCTCTTTGGAGGCCAGCCAGTACGTTCAGTCGCTCAACCGGGCCACCGAGCACACGGTGGAGGTGACCTCTCAAGCGAATGCGGTGCTGTCGGACAGCGCCAGTCGCCAAGCGGCCATCAACAGCCGCGCACAGGCTCTGCTCGCTACAGAGGAGCGCCTGGCGCAGTCGGCGAAAAAGGCCGCAGGTGCCCACCGTGAGGAAGGCCAGGCGCTGGATGAGCTGCTTGGCAAGATCGATCCGACCGTGGCTGCCATGGGCAGACTCGACCAGATGGAACAGAAGCTGAAGGGATTCCGCGCAAGCGGTGCGCTCGATGCTGAGACCTTTGGCGAGTACCAGTCGAAGATTGACCAGGCGCGTACCGCGCTTGGCGGTGCAGACAGTGCACTCGGCAAGACCGGCATGACCGCGAAGGCTACTGCTGCGGCTCTGCGCGGCGTTCCTGCTCAGTTCACGGATATCTTCACATCGATCGCAGCAGGCCAGCCTATCACCATGGTCGCGCTGCAGCAGGGCGGCCAGCTCAAGGATATGTTCGGCGGGCTTGGCCCGGCAGCGCGTGCCCTGGGCGGCTACATCCTTGGTCTGATCACCCCCTTAACCGTGTCGGCTGCTGCTGCGGCAGCGCTTGGATATGCCTTCTACAAGGGGACTGAAGAGACCGATGCTTATAGCAACGCCCTGATCTTGACGGGTAACTCTGCCGGGCTGACTGCTGACCAGCTGGGCGGTATGGCCAAGCAGGTGAGTGCTACTGTTGGCACCACTGGGGCGGCTGCATCGGTTCTGGCTAGTTTGGCGGGTAGCGGTAAGATCGCCGGCGACAGCTTCATGGATGTTGCGCAGGCAGCTGTATCGATGGAGGAGGCAACAGGCAAGGCGGTTTCCGAGACCATTGCCGAGTTCGTCAAGCTGGCGGACGACCCAGTCAAAGCATCGGTAGCTCTGAATACCCAGTACAACTACCTGACGAGCTCGGTCTACTCGCAGATTACGGCACTTGAGCAGCAGGGCAAGCACGCAGACGCCGTCAAGCTGGCCACCGAAGCGTTTGCGGACGCCATCAACGAGCGCACTCCGAAGATCATCGAGAATCTCAGTTGGTGGGAGCGGGGCTACAACGCTGTCGCAAAGGCGGCGGACAACCTGAAAAACATCGGTCGATCAAGCATCGATGACGATATTGCTCGTATGGAGGAAAACCTGGCGAGCGCCCAGCGGGGCGATGTTGGGGCCTTCCAAAATCAGACGGAAATGGTCACGTTCTATACCGACCAGCTTCAGTTTTTGAAAGATAAGAAAGCAGCTCAAGAAGATATCGCTGCATTCGACCGCCAGGAGGCGGAAGCCAACGAGAAAACCATCAATGCTATGGCCAAGGTCGATGCCCTAGAAAAATCGGCTTGGACCAACGCCAAGAAACGCAGCGAGGCTAATAAAGAATATGAGAAATGGCTGGATGTAATCAGGAAGAAAAATCCAGACGATGCTCGGCTCAATCCAGAAACTGTAGCAAGGGTCCGCAGCAACATTGCTCAGAAGTACAAAGATCCCGCAGGCCGCACGGGGTCTGTGGACCTATCCGGATTCAACGACCAGAAAAACGCCCTCGCAGCCATCTTGGGCGAATACAAGAATCACCAAAAGGAACTGGATGCAGCACAGAAAGCAGGCTTGATCTCGCAGGAGTCGTATGCGGCGCAGCGCGCGGCAATCGTTGAGCAGCAGAAGGCCGAGGTAACCAACGCCTACGAGGCAGAGATCCGTGCACTGGAGGAGGCAAAAGGGCGCAGCAGCACCAGCGTCCAGCAGCGCATCCAGTTGGATCAGAAAATCGCTGACGCTCGGGCTGGCATGGTCAAGGCGCAAAAAGACGCTGACACTGAGCTGTCGGTGCTAGCGACCAATGAGCAGGGGCGGCTGGCCAAGCAGGCCAGGGCAGTGCAGACGTACACCGATGCACTCGACCAGCAGGTTAAGGCGCTGAGTTTGCAAGGACAGCGCTCTGCAGCAGGTCTTGGTCTTGGTGACCGCCAGCGCGGCCTGCAGGACCAGCAGAATGGCATCACTGATCGCATGAACCAGCAGCGCCTGGATCTGGCCAACCAATATGGCGATGGCTCGCGCGGCATGAGCCTGGATGAGTACAACCAAAAGCTGGCTGGGCTCAACAAAACCGAAAGGGACCTGCAGGAAACGACGGTCGCCAACTACAACTTGATGACAGAGGCCCAAGGCGACTGGCGCAAAGGCGCCTCGTCTGCCTTCCAGAACTACCTCGACCAAGCACGCGATGTAGCCGGGCAAACGAGGTCGCTGTTCACCAATGCGTTCTCCAGCATGGAGGACTCGGTCGTGAACTTCGCACTGACTGGGAAATTCTCGTTCGCCGACTTCACCAAGTCGATCCTTGCCGATATGGCGCGGATTGCCACCAGACAGGCTTCTTCTGGGCTGCTCGGGGGTCTGGTGAACCTCGGCGTCTCTGCCGCGTCGGCCTACTTCGGTAGTGGCGGCACCGGCAACGGTATGGCCGCTGGGTCGGCTGGCGCAACTTCGTCCAACCTCGGCGCCTCGCAGGCGGGCTACTCCAGCGCTTACTTTCCGCAAGCGCTGGGTGGCGCGTGGGCCAACGGCGTGCAGATGTTCGCCAATGGAGGCACGTTCACCAACTCGATCGTGAGCACGCCCACGGCCTTCGGTATGGCTGGAGGCAAGCTGGGTGTGATGGGTGAGGCAGGTGACGAGGCTGTAATGCCGCTCACGCGCACCGCCGGCGGGCAGTTGGGGGTGCGGGCCGTAGGTAGCGGGGGAGGCACCTCCATATCCATGCCGATGTCGCTCACCCTCGTTACAGAGGACCGGAGCAGCGAAGGCATGCAGCTGGACCAGCAGGCCCTGCAGCAGAACATGCAGGCTCAGATGAAGGCAGCAGGGGAGAAAGCCGTGGCTGACTCTTGGCGACCAGGTGGAATCAGCCATCGCAACGCACAAAGGAGAAGCTGATGGCCATTGAGACATTCCGCTGGCTTACCCAGCGAGGCGAAACGCCAGAAATCACATACCGGGTGCGCGAGTCCAAGTTTGGCGGTGGCTACAAGCAAACGGTCGGTGATGGTCCGAACAACAAGGAAGACAGCTACCCGATCACGGTCACCGGTCCGAAGGCGAAGATCAAGCAGGCATCTGATTTTCTGGACCGGCACGGGGGTGCCAAAGCCTTTCTCTGGAAAACGCCAATGGGGGATCTGGGGCTGTTCACCTGTGCTGACCCAAAGCCTACTCCTGTCGGGGGTGGGGTATTCAAGCTCACCGCCACATTCCAACGCGCATACCACCCCTGAGAAAACCTCATGTCACTGATTCGCGATATTCAGTTGCTCGAGCCTGGCAACGAGGTACTGCTGTTCGAGCTGGACGGCTCCGACTACGGCGCGGATGTGCTGCGCTTCCATGGGCATGCAATCCCCCATACGCCCGAGGAGTTGGCCGCTGCCGGCACAGATGCAGACCAGCTGCCAGCGAAGTCCATCTGGTGGCAGGGCAACGAGTACAGCGCCTGGCCGATGCAGATCGATGGTATCGAGGCCAATTCCGACGGCACCGCGGTAAGGCCGACGCTCCAGGTGGGCAACGTCAATGGGCGGATAACCGCGCTGTGCCTGGCATTCGACGACCTGCTTGAGTTCAGGCTCACCCTTCGGCTGACGTTGACGCAGTACCTGGACGCCGAGAATTTCCCGGCGGGCAACCCCAATGCTGCTCCCTCCGAGGAGAGCATTGAGGTTTGGTTCATTGACCAGAAGACCCAAGAGAACGGCGAGACCGTAGCCTGGGAGCTTGCCAGCCCGGGTGATGTAGGCGGCGAGACGATCGGGCGGCAGATGACGACGCTGTGCCACTGGGCAATGACCAATGGCTACCGTGGTCCGGACTGCGGTTACACCGGGCCGTACTTCGATTTCGACGGGAAGCCCACGGACGACCCCGCCAAGGACGAGTGCAATGGCTGTCTGGACTCAGGCTGCGTTGTGCGGTTCGGCCAAGGCAATCAAATCCCATTCGGCGGCTTCCCAGCCGTGTCCCTGATCGCCAGGAGCTGACCATGCGCAAACACATTCTTGCCGCAGTGCAGCAGCATGCAGCGGCGGAGTACCCGCGCGAGTGCTGTGGGCTGTTGCTGGCCGTGGGCCGCAAGCAGGTTTACTTCCCGTGCGCGAACGTGGCCACCGAGCCGACCGAAGAGTTTCGGATCGCGCCGGAGCAATACGCCGAGGCAGAAGACCAAGGCCAAGTGATCGGCATTGTGCACTCGCATCCTGATGCGACCAGCAGGCCGTCGCCGCGTGACCTGGCCATGTGCGAGGCAACGGGGCTGCCATGGCACATCCTGTCTTGGCCGGAGGGCGACCTGCGCACCATCACCCCAACGGGCGAAACGCCGCTGCTGCGCCGGCCCTTCGTGCACGGCGTATGGGATTGCTGGCAGGTCTGCGCGGACTGGTACCAGCGCGAGCTGGGGCTGGAACTACCAACCTATGCCCGTGAGGACGGGTGGTGGGAAAATGCCGATGGGCCGAGCCACTACGAGGACTGCTACGAGGCTGCAGGCTTCTACCAGGTTGATCGTCCAAAGCGAGGCGATCTGGTCGTTATGGCCATAGGGCGCACGGCGCACCCGAACCACGCAGGTATTTTCCTGGGCGCTGATCCCGCGTTGCCAGGGGAGCAGGCCGAGGTGTTCGGCCCCGGCCCGTTCTTGCTGCACCACCTGTACGGCAGGCCATCAGAAATCATCGTTTTCGGCGGGCCTTGGCTCGACCGGACGCGCCTTGTGTTGCGTCATCGGGACGCGAAGTAATATGGAAGCACTACAGGAGGAATTATGCCTACAAATCAAGATCTTCAATTGCAAATAGATCAGTTGAGGTCCCTGGTCGGTACGCTTTCGGCAGAGGTAGGTGCTCTGCGCAGTGAGCTGAGGAGCCACCAGTATGACGCCCCCTGCGACAGGAGCGCCAAGATAGAACCACCTAGCAGTGACTGAGCTTGTTGGCCTCCTGAATGGCGAGTGCCAAGGCCTCACCCAGGGATAGCTGTTCATATGGCTTGCCTGGTTTAATCTGGACAGTCACTTCGGCATGCCTCTCCACATCGGAGATTCTCACCGAGATAATTTCGCCTCCCGTTATGTGCGTAACCGTCACGTGGTTTAGCTTAAAGGCCATTCCTATTCCTCCTAGTTTAAACCCCAGTCCATGGGCTTTGCGGCAACGGACCGGGGCGGTTCGTTTGGGATCAGCTAGTTTTGGTTCGAACGATTAGACGCCACAAAATCGGAACCGATTGATCCTGATGCTGATGCCTGTTTTGCGGCGGAAATGGATCTCGAGCATTCGAAGTGATCTCGTCGCCGCAGCCTTCGCAGCGGTATATCCCAGAGACAGGTACGCGATCCCCTGGCTCATAAAACGTGTTCCAGTGATCATGACCGGGCGATGTGGTCTCAGTGATGAATCTTCTGGTGTATTGCGTAACAAAAGCCATAGCGCCTCCTTTCATTGGCGGCCTAACGCTACTACGGCTCAATCCAATTTCGTTACTGGCATTTCATCCACGCTGGATGCTTGGCCAGTCCGGCTTCTACAGTCCTGCGTTTCAAGGAAATAAAGAGCTGAACCCCGCCAGCGCGGGGTTTTGGAGTTGGCATTTCGAACCCCCAGCGCTAGGTGATAGCATCCTGTCATTGTCATGGAATGGCCGTGGCCAGTAAGCATGGAGTTCAAATGTTTGTCGTTCGATTGCTGGTGTTGGGGTTTCTCGCTTCCTTCAGCTACGCCATGGGCACCGAGCGGGGAGGGCTGAATGCCTTCGGTACGCTCATGGCCTTCAGCGGGATCATCTTCATTCCTGCCCTATACATGCTGCCCACAATTGAGGCATCGCTGCGCAAGAGCAATAACTTGGGAGCAATTGCTGCACTCAATTTCTTCTTGGGCTGGAGCCTGCTTGGCTGGGTTGCCGCGCTTATTTGGGCATTCAAGAATCCATCTCCGGTGGTTATCACGGCACAGCCCGTTGATCCTATCGAGACTGCTATCGAACCAGCTGCTGATCATGGCCAGAGACCTAAAAAAGACTGCCCGTTCTGCGGGGAAGAGGTGCTGGCGGTGGCGATCAAGTGCAAGCACTGTGGTAGCGACCTAGCTGCGGAGGGTGTCGCATGAAGTTTTTTCTCTTATGCGTTGGGCTTACCCTAATGGCAGGGTGTGCGACGTCTGCTACTCCTGTCGGGGAGGCCGAACCCGTTCCTCTCGACGAGCTTTATGCTTATCAGCAGAAGCCAGCCGGGGATAGTGGGACTTTGACGGTAGTACGCGATTCAGGCGCTCTTGGATCAGGCTGTGATGTCGTGGTGTACATCGATGGCCGCAGATCGGCCAAAGTTGGCCCCGGGCAGCGGGCGAGCTTTTACCTGCCACCAGGTCAACCGAACATCGGGATTGGTCTTGCGGAGTCAGGGCTGTGCAGCGGAATGGCTGTGCGTTCGATAACCGGAAAGGTGGAGGCCGACCATTCAAGCTTGTATCGAATAAGTGGCGATGCCGGTGGTGTCTACATCGGACCGTTTATTGAGTACCGCTGACAGAACCGCCTTCGGGCGGTTTTTTATTTTGGAGAGATCATGATCGCGACTGCAGCTCACTACCAGCCTTTTACCTCAATCAAGCTGTCGGGATCCCTCGCGCAGAAGTTCGGGAGGTTGCATCGCCGCTTGCTCGAAGAGGGAAGCGTGCTGGAGGTTTTCCGCGCCCTGAAGGCAACGGTGCCAGGGTTCGAGGAGGAAATTAAACGGCTCAGCGGCCTGGGCATGCGGTTTGCTATTTTTCGCAACAAGAGGAACGTCGGCGAGGGTGATCTATCAAGAGGGGGAGCCCGCGAAATTCGCATTGTGCCAGTGATTGGCGGGAGCAAGCGTGGCGGAATCATCCAAACGATACTGGGCGCAGTGATGATTGTTGCGGGCCTGTTCCTTTCCGCTACTCCGTTTGGTGCGCCGCTTATTGGTGCGGGCATAGGGCTCGTGGCAGGTGGTGTCATTCAAATGCTCAGCCCCCAAGCCAAAGGCCTTTCCCAGAGTGGTAGCCCCGCGAACATGCCGTCCTACGCTTTTGGCTCAGCCAAGAACACCACTGCCAGCGGCAACCCGGTACCGATCTGCATCGGCAGGCGCCGCTGGGGCGGGGCGATCATTTCCGCCTCGATCTACGCCCAAGACAAGGCGTAGCAGCCCGCAAGAAACAACATCAGCCGCCTCGAGCGGTTTTTTTACGCCTGGAGGAAAGCATGGGCGCAGCAGCTCACCTGGTGATTGCCGGGGAAAAAGGTGGCGAGAAGAAGCCGAAAACCCCGGTAGAGGCGCCGGACAGCCTGCGCTCGACCAACATCGCCAAGATCCTTCTGGCAGTGGGCGAGGGGGAGTTCGACGGCACGCCAACTGATCGCGACATCTACCTCGACAACACGCCGATCATGGATGCCAGCGGCAACCTCAACTTTCCGGGCGTGAAGTGGGAGTGGCGGCCAGGCAGTGTCGAGCAGGAGTACATCAAGGGCATCCCATCGATCGAGAACGAGACCACGGTCAACGTCGAGCTGCGCAGCGATAATCCTTTCACGAGATCGCTGAGCAACACCCAGCTTTCCAGGTTGCGTCTGCGATTCGCCTGGCCGCGCCTGGCAAAGCAGGACAAGAGCAGCGGAGATACAAACGGCTACCGCATCGAGTACGCGATTGATATCGCCACTGATGGCGGTGCGTTTGTCGAGTCCCTGCGCGGCGCAGTAGATGGCAAGACCACGAGTGGCTATCAACGCTCCGAGCCTGTGACCCTCCCGCCGGCCACTGCAGGGTGGTCCTTTCGCGTGCGCCGGCTGACCCCCAATGCCAACGACGGCCTGATCGCGGACACGATGACCATCGCGGGTTACACCGAGATCATCGACCAGAAGATCCGCTATCCCAACACCGCGCTCCTCTACATCGAGTTCGATGCCGAGCAGTTCCAGAACATCCCGGCTGTGACCGTCAACTGCAATGGCCAGCGCTGGCCGGTGCCGAGCAATTACGATCCAGTGACCCGGACCTACACCGGTGTTTGGGACGGCACCTTCAAGCTGGCCTGGACCAACAATCCGGTTTGGGCCACCTACGGCTTGTGCGTCAACGATCGCTTCGGGCTGGGCAAGCGCATCCAGTCATGGATGGTCGACAAGTGGGAGATGTACCGGATCGGCCAGTACTGCGATCAGCTGGTGTCGAACGGCGTGGGCGGCATGGAGCCGCGCTACCTGTGCGACCTGAACCTGCAGGGCAAGGCTGAGGCCTGGACGCTGCTACGCGACCTGTCCGCAATCTATCGCGGGATGGTGTACTGGGCGCAGGGCTCGCTGTATATGCAGGCGGATATGCCGCGCGCGCAGGATATTGACTACACCTTCACCCGCTCCAACGTCATTGACGGCGACTTCGTTTACGGCGGCGCGGGGCGCGACACGCACTACAGCCGAGCGCTGATCAGCTACGACAACCCGGCCAACAACTACGACACCGACGTGATCCCCGTCACCGACAACGCGCTGCAACGCCGGTACCGGGATCGGCCCATCGAGATATCGGCAATCGGCTGCACTCGCGCAAGCGAGGCCCAGCGCCGCGGTAAGTGGGCGCTGCTGAGCAACAATCAGGACAGAACCGTTTCCTTCAAGACCGGCATGGAAGGGGCGAACGTGTTGCCGGGCTTTGTCATTCCGGTGGCTGACGAGCTGGTCGCCGGCAGGCCGAATGGCGGGCGCATCTCCGCTGTCGCGGGCCGTACCGTGACTCTGGACCGTGACACGCCAGTGAAGGCGGGCGACCGCCTGATCGTCAACTTGCCGAACGGCACCGCCCAGGCGCGGACTGTGCAATCTGTCGCTGGCCGCGCCGTGACGGTGACCACGGCGTATACCCTGCAGCCCGAGCCGCAGCTGCAGTGGGCGATTGACTACGAGGACCTGGCTGTTCAGTTATTCCGGGTGCTCAAGCGCAAGCGCACCGCCGAGGGCGAGTACGAGTTCACCGCGCTGGAGTTCAATCCGAGCAAGTTTGCAGCGATCGACAACGGCGCCAAGCTGGAAGAGCGCCCGATCAGCGTCATCCCGATCACCACGGTGCCCGCGCCGGCCAGCGTTACGCTGACTTCCGGGTATGCAGTTGACCAGGGCATTGCGGTCAGCACCATGACGATCGAGTGGCCGGCTGTTGAGGGTGCGGTCGCCTATGACGTTGAGTGGCGCAAGGACAACGGCAACTGGATCCGTTTGCAGCGCGTCGGCGCAACATCCGTCGACATCACTGGCATCTACGCTGGCGCCTACCTGGCGCGCGTGCGAGCGGTGAGCGCATTCGATATCACGTCGATCTGGCGGGATTCATTGCTGACGGAATTGAAAGGCAAGGATGGCGTGCCGCCCTCGGTCACCTTCCTGGCTGCCGAATCACTCCTGCTCAGCATCGCTATCAGGTGGGGTATCCCGCCGGGTGCCGAAGACACCCAGCGCACTGAACTCTGGTACAGCCAGAGCAACAACCTGGAGACGGCAACCAAGCTGGCCGACCTGGCCTACCCGCAGGCTGAGTACGTGATGCAAGGCTTGAGGGCTGGCGTGTCGTTCTTCTTCTGGGCTCGCCTGGTGGACCGAACCGGCAACATTGGACCGTGGTACCCGGTTGGCGGCGGCGTGCTGGGCCAGTCTGGATCGGATGCCAGCCCTGTGCTGGAGCTGATCAGTGGCCAGGTGACCGAGAGCGAGCTTGGCCAGGAGTTGCTGAAGGAAATCGAGAAAATCTCAGGCGACTTCCCTGGCTCGGTCAATGACCGGATCAACGAAGCGAAGCAGGAGCTCGAGGAACTGATCACCGAGTTGACCGACCCGCTCGAGTACGTGCCAACCGACGCCTACGCCAAGGATGACGCAGTGCGCAGCGGCCGGCGCTTGTACATGGCCATCGTCCCTGTGCCGGCTGCAGCCGACGGCAGCAACGCTCCGCCGAATCCGACCTACTGGGTAGACATCGGCAGTATTGCCGCGACGGCCAACGGGCTGGCGCAGGCTGTGGCCAAGAACACCACCGACATCGCCGCGGTGGACGGCAAGATCACGGTGACAGCAGCCATGCTGCAGGCCGTGCAGTCCGCCTACCGCGACGACAATGGCGAGGGTGACCTTGCCGATGCGATGCGGGGTTGGAATACGCTGGCCAAGGTGTCGGAAGAGTCGCGCACCAGGGCAACTCAGAACGAAGCGATGGCCAGTCGTATGGTCACGGTCGAGGCGCGTGTTGGTGAGAACACCGGCAGCATTCGCAGCCTTGAGCAGACCGTGGTGACGAATGAGCAGGCTACGGCAAGCCGGTTCAACGACGTCAACACCAAGGTCGGCAGCAACACGGCTGGCATCTCGCAGTTGGAGAAAGCCGTTACCGACAACGAAACGTCTACAGCTTCTCGGCTGCAGACGGTCAACGCGAGAGTTGATGATGCTGAGACGGCGATCAGCGAGGAAGAGCTGGCGCGGGTAACCGGTGATGAGTCGCTCGGTCAACGCCTCGGGATCATGGAGGCGTCGTTCACCTCTCCTCAGGGCGAGCGTGACGACAATGGCGAAGGCGATCTGGCCGGCGCGCTCAAGTCATGGGAAAGCACTGCGAAGATCGCCGATGAATCGAAGGTGCGGGCAACCGCTGTCGACGTCCTGGCGCGCCGCTCCGAAACATTGGAAGTATCGATCGGCGAGACCAATGCGACAGTGCAGACGGTCAGCCAGGCCCAGGCCGCACTCGACGGCAAAGCCAGCACCATGTGGTCGGTCAAGATGCAGCTCAACTCCCAAAACCAGTACGTCGCCGCCGGCATCGGCCTTGGCATCGAGAATGGCCCAGCAGGTTTGCAGAGCCAGTTCCTGGTGTCGGCAGACCGGTTCGCCGTGGTCAACGGCATCAATGGTGTGCTGGCCTCGCCATTCGCGGTGCAGGGCGGGCAGGTGTTCATCAACGAGGCGTTCATCGCTGACGGGACGATCACCAACGCCAAGATCGGCAGCTTCATCAGCTCGACCAACTACGTGGCGGGGCAGCAGGGCTGGATCCTGAACAAGGCGGGCACGTTCGAGATCAACGGCACGGTCGCCGGGCTTGGGCGACTGACCTTCAACAATCAGCGCCTGCGGATCTTCTACCCGAACGGGAATCTCGCGATCGATCTGGGGATAAACGTATGAGCACCGGGCTGAAGATCTACGACCCAAGCGGCCTGCTGATGCTCGACATGACAAGCTCGATCAGCCAGATGCTTGGCTATGTGGACACGGGGGCGGCCAGTGGGTCGCTCTCGATCCCGCTGGCGCCGCCGGGAAAGACGCTTTTCTACGCGATTACCGAACTGTCTGCGCAAAACAAGTACCTCGGCAAACGCCCAGGCGTAACGCTTACGCCCGGCTCGACCACGGCAACCTTGTCTTGGCAGTACTCCTACGCCGGAGGCTGGGGTTTCTATTCGCTCAACTGTCGAATCCACTATGGGTATTACTGATGTCTGCAGGAATGAAGGCATGGAAGGAGGACGGCTCTCTCCTATTTGACACAGAGAAGATCACTTACGGATTACTGAAGAGCGGCAACTTGGCTTTCCTGCTGAACTGGCCGCGACTTGAGTATCGCTCGGCCAGCCTTCCGCCAAACGAAGGAAGCAGTTACAGCGAGTCGTCAGTAGTGGATGCCATTCATGGGTTCAGTGTGGATGGGGCGGTGGCGCCAATCGTGTTCATCGTGGGCACCGGCATCTCGTGCGGGTCCAGCAAAACCGGAAATACGACGACCTTCTACTACATCGGTGCGAGTCCTTCGACGAAGTTCTACTACTTCGACACCATGCGGAACACGCTCAGTGGTGCGGGGCTGAAGTGCTACAGCGAAGACGGCACCCTGACATTCAATTCGTTGCAGTACCCGCTGAACATTGTGAGCACCGTTCGCGCCCCGGCCCCGCCCCCGCCGGGTTCTTCAGGCGGGGTGGCCACCTACAGCGTGCCTTTCGCTGGGGCATCCAGGCTTGCCACGCGCTTCATCAGCTCAGGGGTCTATTACTGCGTCTCCAGGGTGTTCATCCCTATTGGCTCGGGAGAGTTCGCGACGGCGACTACGTTCTCGAGAAGTTTTGGTCAGGCAGCGATGGACAGCATGTCTGCTGGAGGGACATTCCCAGCGCGTGGAAATCAGCAGGCGCATATGGACGGTGCCTATGGAGCAGAAGGAGGGATCTACTTCATGTCATGTGACGCAGCCAGGACAACGATGTACTGGGGGGCGCAATTTACCTACAACGCCTACTACAGCATACCCACGGATAGATACCCGGAAGCGCTTGTAATACGCACGGACAACCTTCCATTTCCATTCAATTAAATCGGAGCAACATATGCCCTGGTACAGAGTAGGCACAGTCGCGATCACGGCTGGCCAAACAACGGTGACCGGCACTGGCACCAATTTCTCAGCGAACGGCAGGGTGGGGGATGCGTTCCTCGGCCCGGACGGGCGCTGGTACGAGGTCACCAACATCCCCAGCGGGACCGTGCTGAGCATCCTGCCGGCCTATCAAGGAGCCACGGTATCTGGTGGGACCTATGCACTCGCTCCCATGCAGGGCTACGTCAAAGAGTCGGCCGACCGGTTGAGGCAACTAGTCGATCAGTTCGGGGCGACTTTGGCAGGCCTGGGTGCGGTATCAACCGAGAACGTAGTTCCAGTGGCCAAGGGAGGTACGGGTGGTACTACGCCGGCATTGGCTCGCGCCGGTCTGCAGCTGGGTACTGCCGCAGTGGCAGCGATCTTGGGTACGGTCAGTCAAGCCGGCGGCACCCCCACTGGCGCGATCATGGAGATGGGCAGCAACGCAAACGGGCACTACGCCAAGTTCGCATGCGGATTCATGATCTGCTGGGGCACTGGAACGTACACGGGCGGCGTGGCAACCAGCGCAAATAGCAGCACGTTCATTTCACCCGGAGGGGCGGCCATCACATGGCCTGTTGCCTTTGCTGGTTCCGCGCCCGTTGAGCTTTCAGGCGGGGTCACTGAGGGCTCGTACCGTGTGATTTGCGTGCCTTACCGAGCTAACGCGCTTAACGGCACATTGACGTTTCAGATGTACATCTCGAGCACTGCGGACGTGGTGTTCTCTTGGAAGGCAGTTGGGAGGTGGTTCTGATGATCATCAAGCTTTCACCGGTTCGGTCTGGCCTGCAGCTTGCAGTGGTTAAGGTTGGCGAAACTCTTGAAGTAAACGGCGTGGCCCTGAACTTTTCCAGCTTGGCCGATGGCGCGACCTTGCCGGCGGAGGCGGTCGGGTGTGAGTTCGTGATCGCTCCGGTGGAGCGCATCAACGGTGACTTGGTGCTGACCCTGATGCTGCCGCACGCCGCCGATGCGCCGCAGGCCGCCCGCTTCCCGGTCGACCTTTACCCAGCCGACGGCCAAGTGCAGCTTCCCGGCCTGGACTTGGGTGAGAGCCTTGCCGCCACTGCCGGTGTCATCGATTGGTCGCAGGTAGTCACTGCCGAAGCGAAGGCGCAGGCCGCAGCCGATCAGCTGATTGCCGCCGTTGTTGCCGACCTCGCCCAGCGCCGCGCTGTAGCGGATGCTGCCATCGCTCCGCTGCAGGACGCCGTCGATATCGACGAAGCGACGACTGACGAAGAGGGGCGACTGAAGTTGTGGAAGAAATACCGCGTGGCGCTGAACCGTCTGCCTGACCAGCCAGGTTACCCGGCCACTATCGACTGGCCCGCGCCGCCGGCCTGATCCACCCGAATCCACCGACCGCCGCCTGGCGGTATTTTTTTGCCTGGAGAAAACCCATGACCGCTCGCGGCGTACGCAATAACAACCCCGGGAACATCGACTTCAACCCTCGCAATGACTGGGTAGGCCAGCTTGGCCTGGAGCAGGGCACAGCGAAGCCCCGCTTTGCCCGCTTCGACTCGGCAGAGAACGGCATCCGCGCCCTGGGCAAGCTGCTGATCAATTATCGCGGCAAGGACGGCATGCCTGGCGTGGGTGGAAAGGGCATCGACACGGTGCTGGAGACCGTCAACCGCTGGGCGCCGAGCAACGAGAACGACACCCAGGCCTATGCACTGGCCGTGGCCAAGCGCATCGGCGTGCGCACCACTGACCCGATCAACATCAAAGACCCAGCGGTCCTGCGGGGAATGGTGGTGAGCATCATCATCCACGAGAACGGCGGCAACCCCTACGCGCCGGCGGTGATCGATGAGGGCGTGCGGAGGGCGCTGGCATGAATTCATGGGTCATCAGGGCGGCTCTGCTGCTGGCGCTGCTCGCTTCGTACTGGGGCGTCTACCAGCACGGTCGATCAGTAGAGCGAGCAGGTGCCACCGCGGCTACAGCAACACGTGACAGCGGCGATCGCCTGGCCGAAGTGCTGGGTGAGCGTGATGCTCGAGCAGAAGAACAACGGCGCGCCCAGGCGCAGGAGGAGGCGAGAGCCAATGCACACGAAGAAAGGACCATTGCTGATGTTGGCGCTGTTGGCGCCGATGCTGCTGGCCAGCGGCTGCGCAACGAAGCCGGCAATCTCGCCGCCACCGTCAGTTGCCCCGGCACGGATACCGCCGCTATCGCCAGAGGCCAGGCAGCCACCCGCGCCGCCATGGTGCTCTCCGACCTGCTCGCACGGGCTGATGCTCGAGCGGGAGAGTTGGCGGCGGCTTATGACCGTGCCCTGATAGCTGGGCGTCAATGCGAGCGGGAGTACTCCGGCATGAGCGTAATCCGCTGACTGGCGATTGCCGGAGAAGCAGCTCGGCATTACGATACTGTTTTTATATACAGTATCGGGTGCCGCCATGTCACAACACTTACCTGCGCTTTGGGTCGCTGAGCTCGATGATGTCGCTGCCTTGACCGACGACCCCGAGGGAAGAGCGGCCGTGCTGGAGGTCATGGCCCTGGCCGCTCACCGCAGAAAGGAGGTGAACGCCGACCAGCTCGCCGACATGCTCGAGCTGGCAGAGGCGGCTCGTCTCTATGGCCTTGAGGCTGGCCAGCCATGCAGCCCGTGAGTGCTTTTGCGGCAGCCGAAGACCTGAAGGCCATATCCCTCGACGAGCTGCTGCAGGTGCGCGCACCCAGCGTTTACCTGGTCAAGATAGACGGCAACAGCATGGAGGGTGCCGGGATCTTTGATGAGGACGTGGTGATCGTCGACAAGGCGATCGATGCGCGCGCCGGCCACATCGTCATCGCGGCGGTGAACGGCGAGCCAGTCTGCAAGCGGCTCGACTATGTTGGCCGGCAGATCGTGCTGCGCTCGGAGAATCCTCGGTACGCGCCGCGGTTCATCATGGAGGGTGACGAGTTCTCTGTCTGGGGTGTGGTCACCTACAGCCTGCGCAGCCACGGGCCGATGTCATGTACTTCCTAATCGTCCGGCGGCGCAAGCTGGGCGTGGCCATCCCGAGCGATCAGCTAGCGAAGATCCAGGCCCTGAAGGCAGACATCCACATCGGCGATCACCACAGCGCGCCGTTGGGCAGGGTGTCCACGCAGGCCTGGGTCTTCACCCATTCGCCCGGCGCCGACGTCATCCCGCGTCTGCACGATGCGAAGGTGAATGGCATGGCCCAGCTCGGCATCAACATCAATGGTGTAGAGGAGGTCGACGGCGTGCTGTATGCGCAGTCGTGGTGGTGTCGGACGGTGTAG